TTTATTTATTACTATATATAGGTAAATCTATAGCTTTGTTGACGCTATATATACGGCTTATGGACTATAGGTGATACTGACTATACAGTATGCTCCCTTGGGGGGTGGGGGGAGGTAGAAACAGTTACCAAGTTGTGTTTTCTGTTAAAAAAACGGTAGTTTTTTTGCATATGACTATTAAAAATCTATTAAGTCCGCAACACTCTCAAGTTCGTTGTTTTTAAGTAAAAACTAATAAAAATTGTTTATAGTTATTAAAATATAGTAATACTTATAATCTCCGTATATTCTCATAAAAATGACCTATTTTTGTAATCATTAAGTTAGTTTTTTTTGCTATATTTTGCAGTATTTTTATATTAAATGTATTTGGTCCGATGTATTTGGTCATATAATATACTTAATTAGCGTAGCGTATTACTATATATATCATTAATCTATTATAACAACTTTATTAGTATTTAATAGCTGTATATAGTCATTATATATAGTCTATTGTTATATTATATATATGGTTTAATATATATTGTCATATATATGTAGTAGTAGTTATCATAATGTATTATTATATATATTATAGTAGTGTTATTATTAGTATTAGTAGTATTATATATAGTAAGAGTAATAATAAAGAGAAACTATTAAATGGAAAGATGCGGGCGATTTTGTATATGTTATTTTATATCAAGTCATCTATAGATCAGCATATAATATTATATATGTATATGTTATTTATCAGCATATGATTAATAGCCGTATATGGTTTTTTAATATATATAAGATTAATATTCTTAAGTCTGTGCTCCGCACCGAAATCTCCCGTAGTCCTTTTTTGTTATATAGGAGTTAATAAGTATAGCGAATGAATCAATATTTAGTCGATGCTATTGTCGATCATGATGACTGGATACGGTATATTAGACCAAGAAAGATGTGTTATTCTGACGATATAAGCGAGAAATATGATCTAGATAGTATAATCGTAGCAATTAGCGAAAGTTATTATAAATATAGTGCCGAATTATATTTACAGTATTTAATGTATTTAATAGTAACAGAATAAATGGAGGAAACTAATAATGAAATATTTAGTACAAGAAAAAGTTGTCGGCGATATTAATTTTGAAATCGAAGCTTCCGATATGGTTAAAGCTGTTAAATTAGCTAGAAAATATATCGAAGATAATCATAAAGATATTTTTATCGACTACGATTGTTTCCAAGAAAAACAAGTATTTGGTTGTTCTGATCGAGAATTTAATAAAGACAGTAAAGAAGGCTTTATTATGATTATTCGTGAAGACAAAAAAACAATGAGTCATTTCGAAATAAAAGTTAAATAAAACCGTTATGAATAAGAATGAATTAATCGATAATATTATCGACGCGGCCTGGATAATAAAAACAAAATATCCGAAGTATAAGCCTCAGAAGAATCTTAAGTTACCAGTTACTACGATAATGAATTTTGTCGTACATGCCGAAGGCAACGTAGAAATTAACGGCATGATATATTATAGTTATTGGTTATATTTAGGGTGTTTATATGAATAGTGATGTACCATTTATTATTACTGTTAAAGCATCTAATATATATGATAATAATGATAGATATAATATTATTAATAATATTAAAGATAAAGAACTAATAAATTGTTTAAAAGAACATATAGTATTTGTAAATGAAGGCGGCGGCGAATATTCCGCTAGGCTATATTATAATTACTATATATATTTAAGTTTAATAGATTGCTATTAAAAAGGAGATATTATGTCTACAAAATTAAAAGGATCTTTATATATAGATGACGATATTAAATTAATATATAAAGATTCTATGTATAAAATTTTTATCGATGATCATTATACAAAATACGAAATGTATGACGGCGGCAATTCAATAACTGGATATATTCGTCTATTTATATTAAATAAAGAAACGAATCATATTAGAATTATTAACGATATTTTTATCGAGATCGATCGTAATAATAATTTTATTTATATCGATCAAGACAATATTAAAAATGAATTATATCTCATTCAATTATTAGAATCTGAAGAAATTAAAAAATCAATATATAGTTATATTGATAATATATCAGGATACTAATATTGAATTATGTAGAATTGAATTAAAGGAATAAAAAAATGAACGAACAATTAATTTTAAGATATCAAAATAATTTTGCCCGCTTGATTCAAGATGAATATTGTCTTGGCGACAAAATGTATAACTTCGAAGATTATGAAGATTTAGACGATTTTGAATTTAAAGATTTTAATTATCATTATATCGATGGTCGTAATTGTAGAATATTAGACTATGAATGGTATCTTGACCGCAAATGGTCTCATATCTGTAATATTAAAATTGAATTAGAAGACGGCGAGATCCTAGAAAACGTAAGTCCTGACAAGTTATATATCTCTTATGATTCTTATGAAGATTGTCGCAGTTATTTTATTCAAGACGGGTACTATTAAATGGAGATAGTTAAAATGAAATTCGAATATTCTAAAGAAAAATATATGTATAAAGATATTAAAGACGAACTTCCGTTCGACGACGACAGTTATATGTGGCGAAGTGATGAATATGGGATCTACGGCTTTGAATTCTATCCGGTCGAAGTACCAGGATCCGACGGTAAATTAGCTCAATGCTTCGGTAAACATATAGCTCTAGAAACATATGCATCTTACGATGCTATGTATTTAACAAAAAAATCGGCGATCGATTTTGAAGTCGATAAGATTATTTTTAAGAATATAACAAATCAAGAAGAACTTGATTATATGTATGAATTATTAATGTTAAAACAAAAGTAAAAAATAATGGGGGTGAAGATCATGCTATTAGAATTTAAAAGTAAAGAAGCCGCACTTAAAGCTTTTAGTCTCAGCGATATTAACATCGATATGTTTAGGAATCATGTATTATTCGATGGCTGTGAGATTCACCGCCATCCTGGTAGCGATCCGTTTATTATCGTATTCTATTATTCAGGATTAGAAGGTTATTATGTTCATCGTTGTGTTACGTTAAAACATTACGATAAGTATATACGACTAATTCCTCAAGAAGAAAAATTCGAATGGATTGCGCAAGAGTTAAGTAATTTATTTAAAGAAGAATATAGAATCGTCGGTATTTAATATGAATAGAAGACTATATATTAAGATAGCAAAGTATATCTATAGCTTAAGCTGGAATAAAGATATGGATAAATATTTAATACATCTTAATCTTAATTTAGATATAACAGTATATTTAAACGAGTTATATGCTTCTTTATATAAATATTATTTGTATATAATGATCGAATTATAAAGGAACATATATATGTATGAGAATTGGAGTATACCGACCATTATATTTTTAATAGGTTTATTATATAGTCCTATTGCATTTGTTCATATGGTTATTGTATATAGAGTTAGTAAAAACATTAAAGAATGCATGCCATTTATAATTCAATTAATAGTTATATATGTATATTCTATGATAATAGTATATATACATACTACTCTTAAAGGATAGTTATATGGATATAAAATTAATAAAAATATTAGAAGATGTTCAATATAATATGATCCATGGCTATTATCCAAATAAAACTTTAAGGAAGTATTATATACATGATAATCTTAAATTTATTATAGATGATAATATATTCTATTATGGCGGCGATCATAAGTATTATTATTTTTATATATGGCTAGTGGTTAATGATATATGAATGCAGCAACATGTAATAAAATTACACAAGTAGCATACGATACATATTATAAAGATAATAAATATAACGTATCGGTAAACTTATATAAATATTATAAGTTTGGATATATTATTCGTGATAAAAATGATAAAAATATTATTCTATGTTGCGGTCTTATATATTATCATTATTATATGTATTTAAGCGTAGCCGATGAATTATAAATTGAAGGAGGAGCATATGAAGCATAAAATTACATTTTCTAAATTCAAAGGACTTAATAATACTGTAGAATTAGACGATGTATCTATTATTATTAGTGATTTTGTTAAACAAAATAGTAATCTTAAAGTATGTAATGTTCATCCTGAAGGAAATGCATTAGTCGGGTATATTAAAGATTTTGATGATTTTGATTACGGTACGATTACGATCGAACCAATGGAGGTCTAATTATGAAATACGTAGTACGAACTTTTAATCCTGAACAATCTGTAATTAAAGAAGCTAATAATTATCGTGATATTATTAATGAATTTAAAGAAAATAATAAAGATTTTAAAGTCGGCGCTATTTATAAACAAGATAACATCGTCCAATGTAATGTATATAGCACTCATGGTTTATTTATCGATATGCTTGAAATTACTGTGCAATGATTAAAATTAATAATGATAAATTATCTAAAGCTGTATTTAAATATGATGATTATGATCCTAACGATCTTGTTCAATATTTAACATGTGAAAATTTCGAAGAAAAATATCATACATATATGTATACTAATGGTTCATGTTATTACTATTATTATTTGTCGTTAGGATTAATTTGTAATTTATAAAAGCGAACATATATCCGCTTTTAAGAATTTATACATTTTAATAATAATAATGGAATTTTTTGTTAAAAAAAGTATTTTATGGTATAATAAAAGGTTACGATATGTTAATAAGGAGAATAATATGACTGAAAAAGAAGCGATTATTATCGAAGAAATTTACTTAATAGAAAATTCATTAAAAGAAAAAACATTAAATTATTTTCTAGACAAATATTATAATGGTAAGACCTTAGAAAAATTACAACCATTCCAACGAGAAAAAATTTTAAAATGGATGCAATCGCGTGTTGAGGACGAAGAAATGAATGATGATCGTATCAGTTCATGGGCTCTAGAGCATGGATACTTCTAAATTATTAGCAATTATATTAAACAGAGTTTTTAATTTATATAATGTTAAAGAATATCGTAAATATTTTATCGAAAGAAATCTTCATATCGAAAATTTAACAAAAAGATATATAATACATTATAGCAACGAAAACAGATATAGTAGCAATATGTATTATCATTATTATATATATTTAAGTATAACGCTATATATAGTAGAAGTTCCGGATTTATTGGAGGATTATTAATATGTCAAATTATAATATGTTATTAAAAAATAAATTATTGTCAGATGGTCGTGTTATATCTGATTATCAGATTATGACAGGAAAAGGCCTAACAGATTTAGATCTAGCATATATCGATGAATACGGCATTCTAGAAATTGCTCCACGTAGTCAATGGTCTGTACCAATAGGATATTATATCGATAAAGACGGTAATGTCTTTAAACAAAATTATAGTAATTTCATATGGTAACTGATAAATTAATAGATCAAGTATTTATTCCGTTACAAATTAGAATAGAGTTCGATATATTTTATGAAAATCTTAAACGTTTTGTTATGGAAACAAATGCTAAAAAATTGTGTCGTATATATATTTTAACTAATAAAAATTATAAATATGAAGATTATTATGAATACTATCTGTATTTAATATTATGTTCTGAAACAGAGAGAGTATAGCAATGCGCAGTGATTATTTAGATAGGCTTGCCGATTATATAGCTCTTAAAAGTGATAATTGCTATAAAGGAAATAATGCTAAATATCTTTCGTTCGATAATTTAAGTACTCCAGAGATTATATTTTCATATAGAGTTTATCAAGATAAAGAAGGAACGACATATAGTGCTAATTTATACTATTGGTACTATTTATTATTAACATTATTATGAGTAAAAGTTATGCTGTCGTATATTATACGTACGGAGAAAAGTTCAGATATAGTGTTATTTATACCCACGATAGCTATAGAAATGCATTATATCGAGCTTATTACGAATTATTAAATTCTGATATAATGTATTATATATCGGTAATAGAAGCCGACGAACTATCTTATTTAGAGAATATGGAGGCATTATATGACGATCCATCATATTATGCTGGCGAAACACAAGAAGAAATCGAAGATTGCAATATTTTAAATATAATAGAAGATTTAAAATGAACAATAGCAAATTACAATATAAACTTAAAGTTTTTAATAAAATTAAAATACGAGGCTATAAAAAATATATATATCTAGATCCTGTTATTAATATTAGAAAAATATATAATTTTTATATGAAAAATTGTGAATATTACAAGTTACATTATTTATATTTATATTATGTTAATTTGATTTTAATCAGTAAACTATGAAGAATAAGATAACCAAAGAGCTAAATAAATTTATTAATATTATTCAGGATAATAGACATGATATTAGATATATGGATTTATATAATAGGTTATCTGCTATTCCGTCATACATGCTTTTTAGTAAAGGTAAATACAAGTATATGTTTTGGTATCATGCATATAAATTAATATTATTAGCTATAGGACTTCGGATAAAAAATGAATAAAGTGTTAGATAGAATTCTAGAAGATTTTACAGAAGAAATGTGTTATAACGACGAAATAGAACCGGGTTGCGAACCATATTTAATGGTATATAATGCTAATATTGCATTTGAAACAGAAGAATGCCCGCATTCGCATTATTTCTATTATAGCTATTATATTTACGTTTCGATGATAAAAGAAAGAGCATTATATGAAATATAAAGTATTATTATTAACAGTAGTATTAGGTATATCTATATTAAATAGTAATGCCTATGATCCCGACCGTAAAGAATGTAATCAATATTTAGATTGTAAATATTATCAAAATGTAAATATTGTTGATCTGCATTACGAAAACGACGGAAAATCTGTTAAATTAGTGCAACCTAAAAATAGTTTCCATTATAAGAGTTACGAAAGTAGTTATGATTATTGCGTTAAAAAAATCTAAATTTTTAAGTAATTTTGTTAAACATGTTGATTGGCTAATTGGCGAACAAGTTATATCTTGTTTAGGTGAAACTTATAAAATTAATAATGTCGATGTTTTTGATTCCGATTTTGTTAAAATTTTAGTCGTAAGATTATATAAACATATGAATGATGAAAATGAATTATTTGCAGTATATAATTCATTTGATCTTTCTTATACTATCGATGTTAGAAATAACATTATTGAAATTGAAGATCATATTAAAACAGATCGCGATTTAAAGATTATGAAAGAAATGCTAAAAGCATTCGATTGTATTATGACAAATGATCAACCAACAAATAGTTAAAGATTATTTTAATGGCGACGATTATACTGTTGTCGAATATCATTTTGTAAATGGTCGACTTTTGTGTAATGTTAAAGAAAATATCGGTACGTATCTCAATCAATTATATCGAGGCTATTATTATCTTATAATGTCAAGTTATATTAATAAATGTCGATATTCGATCGATAGTATGGCATATCTTAAATATTTACATTCTAGATTAAAGTATGATAGAAATACAAGAGATGCTCAACAAGAACTTAAAGATAATATTCTTGGCGAAGATATTATTAAAGTATTAAAAGAATTTCGTGATGGTGATCTATGATCAGTAAACAAAATAGAGTTATGTCGATTACTAATAGAGGCGGAAATATATACGATTATTTTTCTAAATATTGTATTACTAATAATTTTGATTATTATGATGTATTAGGTAGAATATGTGTATATAAAGACGACATATATAAACTTAGTGCTTGTTTATATTATAGTTACTATGTCGTATTACATTTAATCGATGAAAATTTAGAAAGGAAAGTACAATGAATTGTGAAAAGAATTTGAAGATTAAAACTAAAGGTTTAACATCTTTATTACGATCGATGAATTACAATACGTCTGTCGTCGTTATTAAAACAGCTTATGGCTATAAAACAACTATCATGGCTTTACGTAACGACGGTAATTTTATGCAAATTACAATATGCTTAAATTATCGCGGGAGCATTGCCGATACCGTATATATTCGTATGAACAATACTAAAAAAGATTTAAAATATGAAGATCTTATTCATTTTAAGGCTAACGATCCGTATACTGAACGTAAAGATTTATCCGAAGTTATTGCTAACTTAATTATTAATACTAACAGAAAAGTCGACATGTTTTATACTTTTTCATTAAAAAATATTAAAACAGCCTTACTAGATCCAGTATTAATTAAACAATATTTATCTGTGCAACGACAAATGAATAAAATTACTAATACTATTAATGAAGTAAAGATTTAAATGGATTATAATATTATTAAATATAGCAGACATAATAACGATATATATGTATATATACAAAAAATGCCTGGCATTTATAATCAGAACTTAAGTTTATATTTTGCATATATGTATAGTATATTCGACTTTAAATTTCGATATGGCATTGTTAAAGATATCAATTTTCAAGCATATGTTAATTTTAGATTATTAGATGAAACTGTTAATCCTAGAAATCTGGATATATTAAATATATTAAAAAGTAAAAATTATGAAATTTAAAATATTATTAAGAAAGACACCAGTCGATGAATATGCCCAAGAATTATGTTATGATGCCTTTAATAGTAATTTTTTAAATTCTTTGCATATGACATATTGGTTATTTATTATGTATTCAAAAGCCAGTCTATATTTAATTAGTAATGTTAAATTAGAAGGTTTAGTATCAATACCTACCCCAGATTATATATTTATAGAAGAGCTAGAAAAACATAATTTATTAAGTATTATAGAAAGGAATAAAGATGAATCTGTTAAGCGAAACAGAACAAAAGCTTAAAGAACTTAATCTTACACTTGACGATATTCAGTTTGTTATGTGCACGGAATCTGAATATGGTAGTGACTTTATATTTATGAACAAAGATACATTTGTTAAGAATGCCGGATCTGTTAACTACGATAATGGATACGGCAGTCAAGAAATTAAAAATAATCTTACGATTTATACAAGGGATTATATCATTTATCGATTTGAATACGACGGCGCTGAATGTTGGAAATATGTTCCGACAATTGCTGGTCTTGACGAATTCTTACAAGATGAAAAAAATTGGAAAGAATTTAAATTCGAATCGAAAGATTATTACAAATATGAAGAACAAATTCCGTTTTAGAATTAATAAATGGATTAAAACTAAAATCTCATCAGTATTGCTTCCATATTATACATGGACAGTATTTGAAAAACATGAAAAAATCGGTGAAAAGAATTTTAAATTATACCACATTTATTTCTTTTTCTTAGAAAAATATTTATAATTATAACTAAGAGGAGAAATAATTGTGGATTTTTTTGTAGGAAAAATATGAGTGAAGCATATATAATTTCGTCATATGTAAAGAATAATAGAGATCGATTATTAAGATGCTAAAATAATACTAGTGATTTCAATCGTGAGATACATTTTGGCAAAATAGTAAGGATATTGGGAAACTAGTATCTAGTGACGTTCTTACGCGTCCAACAAAGACACTGAATTGCTGGGAACTCCTAAAGCTCAGAATACTTATACGACGGAGTTGTATAAGTTACGAAAGTAGAAATAAATTTCTGAGATAGTATATGGTTAAATCCTAAGTACTGTAATAATGGACAATCAGCAGCCAAGCCTAGCACGTTAGTGCGGGAAGGTTCAACGACTAGACCTCGTGAGGGTCGTACCTAGGAAGCCCTAGGGAAGTGGTGTCGCCTAAGTTAAGTATGATACTTAATATGGATAAGATATAGTCTGTGCTTTAGTGAAAGCTAAAGGTGCACATAATGGTGCCGGTCAAAGAGTAGCGTCTTTGATTGAACGAAACCTCTAATTGATTTTAGAAAATATGGTTCTAAAATGTCCTGTAAAAAAACTTTACTAAAAATTTGCTTTATCAGTAAGCTTGTGATATAATTATCTCGTAATATAATATTAGAAAGCGAGGTGATTATAATGTACCTAACGATAAAGCAACAAGTAAAGCATTTAACTAAAGAAGAATATAGTATTTTAAAAGAACTATGTCGAACAGCAAAGAATTTAACAAATCAAGCAATTTATAATGTAAGACAACATTATTTTCAAGAAAAACAATATTTGCGATATGAAGCAAATTATCATGAAATAAAAAATTGCGAAAATTATAAATTGTTAAATTCTAACATGGCTCAACAAACTCTTAAAAATGTTGACCAAATGTTTAAATCATTTTTTGCTTTAATAAAATTAGCAAAACAAGGCAAATATAATTTTAGACATATACGGTTGCCTAATTATCTGCCTAAAAATGCTTATACAAATTTAATCATCGGTATGATTAATATTAAAGATGATATGATTTTAACAATTCCATATTCCTATGCTTTTAAGAAAAAATATGATACTAAAATTCAAATTAAAATTCCTAAAGTGTTGGAAGGCAAAAAAATAAAAGAAATTAGAATTATTCCTAAATTTAATGCTAGGTTCTTCGAGATTCAGTATACTTATGAAATTCAAGAAGAAAATATAAATTTAAATACCAACAATGCACTGGCAATTGATTTAGGCGTTAATAATTTGTGTACTTGTGTTACAAATACAGGAAAATCTTTTATTGTTGATGGAAAAAAGTTAAAATCTATCAATCAATTCTTTAATAAACAAAATGCTAGATTACAGTCTGTTAAAGATAAACAAAATATTAAGAAACAAACAAAACAACAATTCTTAATTTTTCAGAAGAGAAAAAATAGAATTAATGACTATATTAATAAAACTTGTCGATATATCATTAATTATTGTTTGGTTAACAATATTGGTACTTTAGTAATCGGTTATAATCAGTCATTTCAAAGTAAAGCTAATTTAGGGAAGATAAACAATCAAACTTTTACTCAATTACCTTTTGGTAGAATACGAGAAAAATTAGAATACTTATGTAAACGATATAATATTAATTATATTCTGCAAGAAGAATCGTATACTTCTAAAGCTAGTTTCTTTGATAATGATGATTTGCCAGTGTATAACATGGATAACCCACAAACTTATAAGTTTAGTGGTAAGCGTGTTAAACGAGGTTTATATCAAACTAAAGATGGTTATCTTTTTAATGCTGACTGTAATGGAGCATTAAATATTCTTCGTAAAAGTAGCGCTGTAGATCTTGATATCTTATGCAGTAAGGGCGAACTGGACACGCCTAAAAGAATAAGGATCTTTTAGATCAAACTTCTTAATAAAGGAATTTTATATTCCTTTTAGAACCATGTGACTTTAGTCATGTGAGGTTCAGGTCGGTTTAAAACATATAAAGCTGATAATATGTTTGTTCGAGCATACCATCTAGCATATTATGCATATATTAGTTATGCGTGTGAGAAATATCGTATTTGTATATATCCAGAAGGAACGATAGGCAATCGATACGATATAACGTTCGAGCAAATTGCTGAAATGTACGATATTGTTCATTGTATCAAAAATAAAGAGTATAGCAAAAAAATGAATTCTAAAAAACGTAAGTGGTTGAAAATATTTTAAGAGGTATTTAATGGGTTATACGTTAAAACATAGTATCGAAGAAACTGTCGAAATTATTAATAATCTTGATATTAATCAATTTAATAGTGATCGCAGAAATTATTATATCGAAAAGGTTGAGTTTGTTAACGAAGGCATATTCCCGTCGATTCGTTTCATTATTAAAAATGGCCAGACTGATACAACTGATAAACGTTGTGGTATGTTACGTAAAGTTCCGAATACTAACGAAATCGAATATCGCGACGGAACAGTTAAAATGTACGACGGTATCATCTGGACATTTTTAAAAGAAGCGGATATAACATTATGAACTATAAAAATTATTATGATATCTGTGATTCGGCTCAAAAAATTTATGATAAAAATCCTGCATTTTTCCCAGGAAATAATATTAGGAATAACGCAAAAACTAAAATGAGAGAATTTAATGTTATTGGTGATGAATTTAATGCTTTATTCTATTATGAATATATTATGTATTTAATCGGAAAAAATTTATAATGTTTATTACTCAAAGAAAATTAATCGATAACTTATACTATAAAGGATATAATCCTAAACTTGTTTTATGTGATTTAAAGCAAGATCGTATTATTAGAATTAGTTCTAAAAGTGAAAATATATCGAGTCCTAAAAATGGTATATGTATTATTAAATTTACATTAGAAGATCGATGGACTACGAATAAAGGATCATATAATTCGTTCGGATCTAAAAGAATAAATGTTAATTTTATTGTCGATACTAAACAACAAAAAATTAATGAAATAGAGTTTCGATATATAGCAGCAAATAATTCTGGTTATATAAAAAATCTTTCGAGTATCGATAATATTAATTATTTATTCGATCGAAGAATATTATTATATAGAAATTATATCGTCGGATTTTTATTTAATAATTATGTTAAGAAAACTACTAAAAGTCTTAGTAAAAAATATAAGGAGAAATAATTATGTTTAAAAAATTTATCGATGAATTACGTTGGTATATCGAAACGTTGCTAAAGGAAATTTAATATGAAATATAAATTACTATTCAATAAACTGAAATTAGAATATATTTGCGATTGTAACCAATTAACGCATACTATCGATACTGTTATTATTAATAATCATAAAGCTGTTAAGAATTGTAATATGCTTAATTATCAAATGTATGGTAACGGTCACGGTAGCAACGTCGAAGTATATTTTAACGGAACATTGCTCGAGATTATCGAAGTGTCAAAAGTATGATTAACTGGTTTAATTGGTTGTATTCAATTCATCATTATAGTCCGATGGTTTATCCTGAATCAATTACTAGAGAATATTCAAAGTTATATCCTTTCTTAAAAATAAATGACGAGCCATTGTTGTTTACAATATCTAACGATCCTAATCATTTAGATATTAATATCGTATTTTTTACATATAATCTTCGTCGAAAGATTTATGAATATTCTATTCATTTATCAGCATGTATAACAAGCGGAAAGATATATCCAATATATGCAACAGATAATAATATATTATATGATATAATTAATGAAATAATGTGCAAGCATTTAATATATTATATGTATTTAGAAACTGATAAGGCACGACAATTGATCGATAATGTATTGGAGGAATATAAAGATGAATGATGATCTTGGGCAATTACTATCGACATATTTTATGTATGATAATAATATCGAAAATAAATCTCCGACTGATCTTTGTGTAGAATTATATAATATGAAGCAAGAATTAGACGCCATGGAGAATGAGAGGATCATTCGCGAATATTTGAAGCTAGCAAAACTATTAAGAAGAATAGGACAGTTATGAAATGGAATAAATTTATCCAAAACTATAATAATTTAACTAGTTTAGTATTTTATCATTTATACGACATGACAGATAATGAAAATCAAAAATTAACTATATTTAAATTTAAAAATTTGCTTAAAACAAGCTGTATAAAATATTATTATTCATATGAAATTGCTTATAAGCAAATTAATTTTCAAGTCGATATAAAACAGCCTGGATTTATAATTAACAGTATTAATGTATTTTTTAATGAAAAAAATAGTATTCGTTATTCGTTAAGAGAAAATGATTTCTTTAATCGAAAATCATTATCCAATATAAACGTTCATAAAACTGTATTTTTATGGACGTATTTTTTAATGCTCATTAATAGTATAAATTATGGATTGGAGGAGTCAGAATGAGAAAATATATATTTGGTTCAAAAATAGATTGTGATACTTTTATTCAAAAATTTAATGAATTTCAAAATGATAGCAAATTTAAAAATAAAATTTCAGAATTAAGAAGATACGATACAAAAACTATATTTATTTTTAATAGAAATAGAAACGATGTTATAATTAATAAAACTTCTTTTATTAATACAGAAGAAGTTAATGGATTAAATAGTTTTATTTTAGAGTCTGATGATCTTTCAAGTGCTACTAAAGAATCAAAAATATGGAAGAATCATCGAGCTATTAAAGACTATTATCCTCATACTGAACTTAAACATTGCTTCTTGGTAATAGATTTTTTTAGTGATGCTACAAGAGTTAAATTTATCGAAGATTATAGAAATTGGTGTAACACAGAATTTGGTATTAATAGTAATTTCAATATCTTAGATAAAGACAATCTTATTTATTGTATGCCAAGTAACAGAGATTTTTCTAGACCGTGTAAGAAAATATTAGTAACAGGAATAGATAAAGATCATCATTTTGGCAACGATGATTTTTTGAGTATTCACATATATTTAAATATGCTCTTAGGGGGCGTTTTAAAATGACTTTATTCGATAAATCAAACGCAATTGCTTCTATTTTAGAACGCCATAAAAGTCTTAATATTTTAGATGACATTACTGATATGGAAATCTACAATCAAGACTTTAAAATTTATTTTTTAGTCGCTAAAACTATGTTAGGATTAAATAATGAATTACCAGAAACATTATGTTTTAGTATTGAAGATGGCGACGATGTAGTATACTTCGATTTATTCGTCGAAAAAGATAAAGACGAAGATTATGATCCAGTATTTATTACGACTGAAACAGAAGATAATATTATGAATTACAACGATTCTTTAGAAGTATTATTCCCAGCTTTAATAGAATTAGCTTATTATAAATTAAAGGAACGAATGTTTAACTAATAAGTTAAGTTAGGGCTGTCACTAATTTACCGCCATTTACTTCACGGTTGGGCTCCGCCCCGAAATCTCTTCACACGTTTTCTAATGTGGTTTAGTCAGATGAAAGGATAAGATTATGCAAACAGTAACATTCGAATCTAAAGAACAAGCTAAAGAATTTTTTATTACTTTGGGTGAAAATCTTAAAGCTAATCAAAACAAAATTTTTGAATTTAGTGGTCAACAATGGAACTTTGATAAAACTCCAGAAGTAACACCTAATATTATTAATTGTGTATTAGTATCTGAAAATAATGTATTATATGTTACAGCTAATTTAAATAACGATACAGTATATGTCGATATCGATTTAGAAGACAATATTTCTGGCTTTAGTTATAATCAATTACAAAAATCTGCATTATTGTCTAATTTAGTATATCTCATACTAGAAGACTATACTCAGTTCATGTTCTGTAAAAATGAATGATAAAACTAAATTTAGCTTACTCAGTACAATGTATTTTAACGTAAGCTATTTTCAAGCAATAGTACCTAAATTATTTATAGGTGGTCGACGTTTTAAAATTGATTTTAACAACAATGACGAATCAAACATTATCGTAAAAACATACGATAATTATTTGAATGAACAAATTGTATTTTTTAGTATAAAATTAATGGCTGTCGAGTCTATGACTCAGCTTTCGACGAAAGAAAACGGCATGTTACTTTCTAATTTAATACATTTTGTTCCGAATAAAATATGTTCTGAATTCGATACGTATAAAGTTTTAAAACAATTTAATCTATATGTGCAATATATTATACTTTCATTTAATCTTATGTACTGGAGGTGATGTAATGATTAAATTAGGATTTGGATCTGATAACGAAACAAGAAATGTTTATAATAATCTTAAAAATTTAATTGAAAAAGATATGTTTCCGGAATATTCTATTACAGATTTCGAAGAAAATAAAGCACGTAACTCTTTTAGATTTACGATTGCATATGATGAAGATTATGTATATTCATATATGGTTTGGTACGAAGCCGGTATTCTAAATATCGAACCAGAAAAAGAAGATTACGAAGTCGAGGATATTGCATTTATTCTATATCCGATTGCCGAAATGTTATTGTAAAGAGGTGTGTACATATGTTAGCTATATTGTTTGTAATTTTCATGATGATTTGTTTAGCATTAGCCATTGGCGGCACGTTAGCCGGCTGGGACAAAAAGGACGAGTAACATGGATCAGTTCTTTTTAGACAGTGTGTCATTGATCGGATTTATGGCTATATGGTTTGTATTCGCTATTATTATATTTTTTATGCATTACATATATAGACTTTGTAAAACGAAAAAAATAGTCGAATCATTTTCGTATATATCCAAAATACATGTAAGAATGTTTTCTAAATTGTATATAGCAACTATGTTATTTTTTGTATTTTGTATTATTATCAAAAGTATATTAGAATAATATGTATTTAAAAGATTTAATAACTTGTGTAAACAAATACAAAAAAGATGACGATAAAAATATATATCTATTAAAAAATAAAAGTTTCATGTTATTTATGCTTAATTTGATTTTAGATAATAGTATACGATTTTCAGTATATGATTGTCATTCATCAAATGCAACTGTTTTAGAATTAACAGCACACGACAAATACAGTCTTCATGAGTGGCGTGGATATACTTTATGGTTAGAAGATTTTAAAAAGAAACTTCCTAACATGTGTACATACTTAGCATATTTATATATTCTTAATATGGTTAAAAATGAATAAAGTAGAAATAAAAGATAAAACATTCCTTAAAAGGCTCGAAGTTTTTAGAGAGGCTAATAGAAATCGATTTACTATGAAACGTCGAAAATATCGAATCCATCAGTACTATACGACAGATGGATCACGATATGAAGTATTCGGTAGAGGATCACAATATTTCGGTGTCTTTACGATTAATGAAGATAAATATATATGTTCTAGTGATATTAGCGAAGAAAATTTATTATTAATTATAAATGGAATATCCGATACGATACGTTCGTATCGCGTTCCTTTAAAATACGATGGCTATTCTTGTGCAGTATATGTCGAAGAAATTATGGACCAATTGCGTTTTAGCGATACTAATATTCATATCGGATATCACGATATACAGTTCGAAGTTAATCGGGTTAATAATATTATCGGATATATTAAAGCAGAAGCACGAACAAATGCAATCGATGTATATAATATGCAAATGACATTACAATATCAATATTATGATGATTGTATGCACATATTTTGGCATAAATCATTGATAAAAGGTAAAGAGTCAGCTTTAAAAATATATTATAAATTTTTAATAGCCATGTGTAGCTTAATAGAATATCAATATATTAACTGCTTATATAGCGTAGAAAAAGTACCGTTTTGAGGTGAGTATGGAAAAAACATATATTAGAATTACAGACTGGATGATCTGTCAACATTTTGAAATGTTGATTAATACACATAAAACAACTGGTAATTTTATCGTTAAAGATTTAGATAACGTAACATGTGAAATTACGTACGATAATGCATATCATCGTCTATTTTTATTAATCGATGAAAATAATTATTATATCGATGCTATTTACGATGCTAATATAAAAACATTATATTGGCATGTCGAAAACAATATTTCATTCGACGATTTTGAAAAAGTATTACAGGGAGCTCAATATGTCAACCCTGTCATTTGAAACACTTGAATATATAAAAATATTCTTAGATATAGTTTTAGGAGTATTGTTGGGCGCCGGTATACATTTTTTACTTACTAAAGTTGTCGATAAAGTATATAATGTATATAATGAAGACGGTGATATTAAATTATTATTAATAGTATTGCCATCTTGTATTACAGTATTAGTAGTATGGAGCATTGTTACATGGATGAGATGAAACTTCAGTTAGAAGTATTATATAAAATCTTAATGTTAGATTTTCATAAATTTTATCGTCGCGAAAAAGGATCATATAATTTAACTATTAAAAGAATAGGCGACGCCGTAATGGTTACAGTTGACTGGAACGAAAATAAAGATTTTGTTAAATTCCAAATTTATTGGAATTCAGAAGAAAAGCATACGAGCTTCAGCTTTAATTTCGACACGAATAAAACTGATGCATTGCTTATTGTAAAAGATTTATTGCGAGGAAATAAAGATGATAACTGATAAAAACAAAGAATATCTTATCGGTGTATTTTTAGCTAGAGGTAAAGATGCTTTATTATGGCATGTCAATTCATTAATGGAAGAATCATATAATAAAGGTTATCAAGAAGGCCTTAATAAATCAAAAGGTTCTTATCATGATGGATACAAAGATGGATATAATAAAGGATATGACTCCGGTTATGATGATGGTAACACAAGATATAAATAACTATATAAGGAGGAATATTTATGGGTATGGTTAACGAAATTACGAATAAATTAATCGGTATTAAAGGTCGTATTGCGTTCGAACACAAAGGCTATATTGTCTATATCGACAATTCTAGAAAAAAAGAAGTCGATAGCGGCGACATTCAAATCTTTAAAGATCGTAAACAAGTCTATGATTATTCTATCGCATATCCTTGTAAAGAATGTAAATCTAAAGGTATTTACAACAATAAAAAAGATAAATTTATTAATAATATCGATCTAGAAAAACTGTACGAGATTATTATGACAACGGATTTGTAATATGATTTTTTTAAAAGATAAATATCGAATTGTTTTAGATAAAAGAAACGTAACGTCAATTATCGTTACGGCATTAACCGTGCTATTTTTTGTGTTTTGTGATCTTAATTATGCTACCGATAATGGTAAATTAGCATTATACCAAACACCGATATTGATTATCGTCGTAAGTATGATCACAATCGATATGCTACCTAATAAAGTAAATCCATTTCATGCTGATAGTTTAATATTAAGTAGAATCGATGAAAAACAAGCTAATAAAGTATTTGAAATATTTAAAAATACTTTCGATTTTATAATACATGAAATATTATATTTTCCACATAAAATGCATTTAGAAATTGAAAATATTTCGATCGGTCAATTAAAAGATATAACATTATCAATTGATGCTAGATACGTAATGGATACAGGTATTAAAACTATACTTATTAATATAGAAATATATAGATTAGATAAAAATTATCCTTTAGTATCTTTTTATATACCATTATCATCTAACATTAAAGAATCTATTAAAGAAATGAGAATTTCTAAAAATTTAGCACAATGGCAAGATATTATTATATTTACTAAAACAATAGAATATTATTTATTAAATCATCAATATGATGGAGCTATTAAAAATGAAAAAAGAAGAATTTAAGCAATTATGCTGGTTATTTCGACTATTTTTAATAGCTTTAGATATTGAAAATTATCAATCAGAAGATTTTAAAATTGGCGAATTTAAATATGCTGTTCGATTAACAGCCGTCGAACATACTCTTCACATTGAATTGTTAAAGAAAAATAATCCGATCGTTGTTTCATTATCAGGTGTTGATTATTTTCCGCAGGAATCGTTAAGTTTTAATTTTAGAACGAACGATATATTAAACGATTATTTTGAATTATTCTTTGAAGGTAGTAAAGTAATTGAAGAAAATCTTAATATATTGTATAATATAGCATATAATATATGTAATCCTGTAGAAATCATGAAAGGACTAGTTAATAACAATGGTCGGAAGAATAAAATTTACTGGTAAGCTAAGTGCTATTAATAGAATTAATAATGAATTATTGTATACTGATATGTTTGCAGGTAATTGTATCGTTAAAGAAAAGATTCGTTGCGATAATATTTTAATGTTAACGGTTGAAACTGATTACGATATTAATTCTGCATATTTAGTTTCATTAAGCGACAAATATCATGTGAATATCGAATATAGTATTAGCGATCACAGAAATCATATTAAACATAATGGTATTATCGTATTTGAAAATAATAAAGCCGAAATAGTCGAAGAAAAGAAATTTAACTATGAATCAAAAGCTTAGTCGACGCGTATTTGCAGCAGTTAAAAATAATGTGTTGATGACGTCATTATGTAGGCATTATGAATTTAATAGACTTGACATTATGGCGTCTAAAACAAATGTTCATTTTGCGTCTAAAGATACTGAAAATGCTAAAATATTTAATAGTATAAAAACGTTAATAGCACTTGTTAATAAATACGATGAATTTAAACAAGCCGGTATGATTATCTGGCTACTAGGATATTATAGTTTTATTTTAGACAAAGATTTAGACGTAAAAAAACATTTTAAATTATTTAAAGAAATCCAACATTTACAAGCTCAACAAGCTAATTTAAGTCCTAACGAAGCTCAAGTTCAACAAATCAGAGGATCGTTAGAACGAATAGCTAATAGATTAAATGAGCAAGTAAACTTTTGGACAGATGTATATCGAAATCTTAACGAAAGGAATGGTGGTCGATGAACGGAAGTTTGCGTAATTTGTTTAAACGTCATCGTCACAACTTTAATCCAGAAAGTTTGTTACGTGACTTAAAAAAAGATCAGAATAAAAAAAATCTGGTCGATAAAATTAAAGAAATGGAGGAGGCTAGAAAATCAGAAGTGTTGGAGCCAGAGCGTAACAATTATCCACAGTGTAAAATCGATTTAGTTGCACAAGTACAACAAGAAATTGAAGAAGAAAATACTCCGAATGAACCGGCGGACGATATTCACGTACATGCTGATTGTCCTACAATCGAAATCGATGATTGGACGACAGAAGATTTAGTACGCACTATTCAGAAAAGTAAAGAAGCTATTAAACATATAATGCAAAATTACGAGTTCTGGAATAGTATGGTGAAGGAATGCGATCAAGCATTAGGCGATCTACGACATTTCGCTGAATTTTATGACGATGCTACACAAGAAGAAATTAATAAAGTTTACGAATTAATGACAGAATATAGTCGTAAGCGTCGTGTATATAAAGATCGCGTTGAGATCTTTAAAGATTTGTTCGCCGGCAAGGCTAAGATGGAAAACACTTATGCTCCAATTAATCAAATGTCGAATAAATTTAACAAGATGAATATCGAGCGTCAATATTCTCCACGTGTACTTAAGGACTTGTTCGAGCGTTAGTCACGTTCTACATTATCCTTCTGGGGCTCCGCCCCGAAATCACTTCTGTGTCCTTTATAAGAAGCTATGTTAGATAGCTTCTTTTTTTATTAATATGAATAATTACATTAAAATAATAAAAAGATTAATATCGTCCGGAATTCCTGAGAGATTCCGAGATATCCGAGAATATTGTCAAGAAGATCGAGATTTTAAATATAAACAGACTACAATTAAATTATTTGGTCGAGATTGGAGAATCTCAGGATATTTGCCACAAGCTTTTGTCGTAACCGATTTTTCAGCGAATAATACAATGAATACTTATGTCGAATATAATACAAAACAATATTTAATTTATAAATATTGTAAAGTATTTGATGGGAAAAGAGAAGTTACGAATGACGAAGCATATAAAGCTAAAGCGTTATTATTATGGTTAATTTATTTTTATTATATGAGGCATTGAAAAATGAAATATTATCTTGAAGTCGAGAGTGATATTCATCACCCGACAGCAAAAGAAATTGCCGAGATTATCGGTATATATAATGTAAGTAATCAGCCTCACGCTATGTTTGTACGAGCCTATTTAGGACGTAGCACATTACAATATTTAGGACGTAACGGTATGGTCCAAGTATTTAATAACTATTCAGCTATGCTGGCTCTAGCTAACGATATGTATGAATATTGTAAGCGTGAAGGTATTAATGAAGTATATTATAGTTTAGATGACGGACGCGGATATAATTTAAAATTATTTAAGGGCCGTATTCGTACAGCTATTAACAGATTAGAAAATATGTGCAAAGGAATGATAGAAAATGAAACAAAATAATCAAGCAGAAATTTGTCGTAAAATTGGAATTATTATTGGCAGCTTGTTAAATATTTGTGTAACGTTAGTATTAGCATTAGTTAAAGCTGTATCTTCTGAAGCTAAAAACGTATCGAAAGGATTTGACGAAGCCGAAGAAGTAACATCTGAAAATACTAAATCTGTTGAAACTGAAAATGAAGTTAACGATATCGATGCTGAAATCGAACGCTTAATGGCATTAAAACAAGCTAAAGAATCTAATAACAATTAATTATGGCTTATATATCAATTGGCGAAGAAGAAAGAATTATTTTATCAACGATATATGAATTTGTAGCACAATATCCAGCATTAAAATATAATTATATTTTGTCCCCTAATCCTAATCGTACTCATATTAGAGTTGAAAAAATTTTCGTATTAGAAGATACAATTACTATACATATAGAATATTGGACTACAAATAATAAAGAAATAATAGCATTTGAATTAAACTTAAATACTAATACTGTTAATTTTGATAACGATGCAGATCGTGAATTCATTAGAGATATTATGTTTTTACCAAGTGTCGTGAATTATAAATTCATCGAAACATATAAAAGTAAAGATTTGTCAATTTTTGCTAATAATTTAAAAGAATGCTATTCATTAAGTATAAGCAGAGGTCATGATCTTTGTTATAGATTTTTGTTTATATTTTCTGATATGTTTAGCGATGTAAATGACAGTGCACTTTTTAGTACCGATGCTATGTTTTTAGCAGAAGAATCAGCTATTAGATTTTTAAAAAACGGATCGATTTGTATCGTAGATAGTAATCGAACAAATAAATACAATAAAAATATTGGATTTCTACCATTGTATTTAATGGAGTATTTTATGCAGGGGTATTATTTAGATGCTATACAAGTTCAAAGCGATGTCGAAGAATTTCGACGACAATAAGAAGAAAATATTGATAACTGGAGAGCTATCAATTCGTGATGATGAATATTTCATTAATAATATCCCGGTCAATAAAAAGACTATAGGTCAATCGACTGGACTAAGGGATAAATATAATCAAGAAATATTTATTAATGACATTATTCATTTTAAAGCAAATTATGGTGACTTTACATTAGAATTAGCTACGGCTACTGTTGGATTCGATGAATTAAATGGACGCCTTGCTGTTAAAATGAATGATAATATATTAGCGTTATGTGATATGAATTATTCGGATGTCGAGTACGAAGTACTTGGGAATATTTATGAAGGGAAAATTAATGGACAGAAATTTTAAAGCAAGATGTCTTAAAGACAGATCTTGGAAAACTGGTTTTTATTTAATTAAGAAAAAAGAACCGTGTATTAAAGATATTAAAAATGTATGGCCAGTACACGAACAAACGATTTGTCAAAGTACTGGTTATTTAGATTGTAATAAAAAAGAAATTTTTACTGACGATCTTGTTAAATTTAGTGCAGAATTAAATGGTAATAAAATTGAATTCGAAGAAATTCAAGTGTTATTCGATCCGGCTTACGCCAAATTAGTATTATTTGCTGGCGATTATTCTTATGATTTTATAAATCCTGAATATAAAAATGTTCGATATGAAATTATCGGAAATATTTGGGATAAGATTGCATTAGCAAAGAAGAAGTAATATACTAGGTATATAGGCTTATAATTTTTAATAAGAAGGTATACCTCATGAATTACAAAAAACTATTAGAAGACTGTGACTTTATTAAGGTTAAGCAAACAGTCGAAATCCGTCCTCATGACGAAAACAAAGGCTTTTATGAATACGTTAACCACGTATTTAAAAGTGTAAATAACGGTCATCGTTATGGCCCTGCAGTTAAGACTAATATTTTAACGATATATAATCGTGGCAATTATATTGCTTGCGAAATGGGCGATCAACGTATCGATATTCGTCGAGATAAGATCATTATTTATGTACCAGGTTTAAAAGCTAGTAATGAAGAAACATATCGTCAATATGCTATTAATAATATTGGCGTGTTGAACTATATTTACAATTGTAAAAAGTACTAGCTTAATAAAAACAATGGCGGGATTAGAATCAAAGCTAAGTCGTACGTAAGATATGCCAAGATTCACTGAAGGCTTATACGTAATAGTATAGTCAAGTGTCCAATTAGATTGAAACTCATATGAGAATATAATATCTTTAAAGGATAATAATAATTTATTATCTGAATTAGACCGCCACTCCCATGTGGATGAAGTAGTGGAGCTACCCTATCGAAAGATAGGGATTATATGATCTTAGCAAAATATGCTAAGCCTGCATAACAGGGTGCAATCAGAGAATTAGCACAAGCTTCTACCTTGCAGGAGAGCTTACAGCGAAATGTTGTAAGACAATTAAGAGCAGTCCTTGAGAACTAAAAGGACTGCTCTTTTTTATTTTTATGAAAGGAAAATCCCATGCGAAAAACTATTATATTTATATGCTTACTAGTATTATTCACATCATCACATGCATACGCATGGGACAATCCTAATAAATCATTAGTTAACACTGGAGTATATGCATTAAAGACTGCTATGATTGGTGCATATATGAATGGATTTAACGATGGTAAAAATAATCTTAGTAAAGATGAAGATTATACTTATGGCGATTATAAAGACTTCTTGAAATTTTATGAAGAAGGATATTATAAAGGTCGAGTTTTTCGTAATCAAAAAATGTAACCGATCATGCTTTTAGCTAGTCGGTATAGGGCTTAAATTTTATCCCTTTGGAAGTTTATCAAGATAACTTGTTAAACTCCATAAAGTATTATATTTATAGTTCTAAAGCTCAGGATATTAAACATATTATTGTTTTAATACTATATTATTTGGTATAGTACTAAAATTGAGTCACATCTCATATTAAAATAATTGTTATTTTAGAACTGCATAATTTGATATAATATTAAAATATGGTTTAATTATGTCTAATACTATTAAATGGTTAATGATTATTAGCCAAGCTGTTACTAATTTAATATTTGGATTTACGACGCCAGTCGTTCATATTTATTTTATGAGCTTAGTCGGCCCGAATATATATAGCTTAGCTAATTTTATCGAAGCAGGATTAGCAGCTGTCGTGAATAGTTTGTTAAGTAATCAAACATATCGTCATTATTTTAAACAATTTGCCTTATACTTCTTAGCATTAGATAGCATATTATATGTAATTATAATATTTTTAGGTTTAGATTATATTAATATTCGATTTATTGGACTAGCTATTATTAATAGTCTATTAAGCAATATTTGGTTTATTATGTTAAGCGATGTTTTAAATAAAAATATTTCTGGCGATGAATTAACTGATTTTAAAGTACTTCAACGAAGCTGGATGCTTTGGGGAAGCTTAATCGGATCTGGTATCGGTGTATGGATTAATAATTCAATATCGATAGAATTTGCTTTGGTTTTACAAGCTATATCGACAGTATTTATTGCTATCTGCGATGGCTATTCATTTAAAAAGTTAGAAAGGTTGGCTGATAAATGAGACTATTAATTTTAATTGCTTGCTTTATTTCGTTATTTAGTATGTGCGAAGCAAGAAGTATTGCAAGTTATAATTGCACTCAAGAAGAACAACAAGAAGCATTAGCCGAATATTATAGTTTTGTAAGTGGCTTTGACGATGGTTTATATAATTATACGACTATTTATTATTCTGACGAAAATTATAAAATGGGTTACCGCTTAGGAAGTGCTCATCGGAGGTGATTAAATGAGTTATGAAACATTAGTTACGATTGGCGTAATTGCTCTTGGCTTTTTAGGAACAATTTGTTTTGTCGTGTATCAAGTATTTGAAACGCGACGTATGCGTATTCAGTATGATAATGGATATAATGAAGATGAAATTAAAGAAATGATTCATGATGAAATCGACCCATTATTAAATATTAATAATAAGGTTAATAAAAAATGAAATATTGTATAGAAGATAATTATAACGATTTATTAAATTTATTCTTTGATATGCAAAGAAAACAGGCTGCTGGTACAGTATATATGTTAGTGCAAAATGAATTATATATTATTGATATAGAATTAATTACTTGTAGCGACAAAATTTTAATTAATTTTAAAGTATCAGAAGATCAAAAAAAGAAAACTGAAAACTTTAAAACATATGTTTGTATATTATCAAAATCTAATTTTGATAACGGAGTCTTTAAAATCAATATTGAAAATAATGAAGATACTAGTGTCGAATTAGAAATTATTGAATTATTAACTGAAAAATTATATGGTTATAATACAATTAGGGATGCGAAAGGATTTTAATATGAAAATCGATCTTAACGATAATTTTAAATGGTTCTTAGAAAGCTTATTAAACGAAGGATTCGATCATTTTTTCATCGACGACATGTACGGTGCTATGTTTACTAAAAATGGTAAGATTACAAGTATCGATACCGTTAACTTTGTTACGAGTAACTTCTATAAAACTTGTTCTGATTTAGAAGAAAATACCGAATACAATATTAAAGATTTTATCGAAGGGAAACTTGTCGATAATAATTTTGAATTCGGCGATAAAGTTATTATTAATTTAAATGGTGAAGAACTTGACGGTATTTTCTTTAGAAAAAGTAATAAAGGCGGTATCGTTATCATTAAAGAATCTAATAATCCGTTGTTAATTAGTAATAAAAATATTAGAAAAGCTGAGTAATTTTATAGGTGAAAAAATGATCGATTTAAATAAGTTAAAAAAATGTATCGATTTAGATAATCCAGATAAAGCTTTAGAATATTTAGAAAATAATATAACTAGACATGAATTATACATGTATATTGTTAATAAAATCATTGATCAGAAAAATAGTGATTGTGTTTGTATTCCGATGCCTACGGTCTATAATTTATTTATGTCGTTCATTCAAGATACTTGTAACGAACCTTATAAATTATTAGAAGAAATTATTGAGAAAAAAGCATTAATTGATATTGAACTATCTAATGATTTAAAAAATCTTCGTTTGAAAAGTCTAGATGATTTTAGAAAAAAATTTATCGGAACAAAAAATGAACATAGATGGATCATTGATTTTACTAAATATATTTTATATATAAATAAAGGTAAAGCAAAACATATTCACATATTAAGTCCTTTTTATTCTAAAAAAGAAGGCTGTATATATGATATGTTTATATCTAAAGTTGACTTTATCGATGATTTTAAATTTGCAGATGAACGATAATTAAAGGTGAGAAAATGAAAGAATTTAAACTAGAAGAACTTAAAAAAGCTATCGATCCTAAAGATCCGAAGAAAGCTATTAAATATTTAGGCGAAACGATTACACGTGAGCAAATGTATACATATATCGTTAATAAAATTATCGATCAAAAAGATAACAATTGTGTATATTTACCAATGCCTACGATGTATAATTTATTTATGTCGTTCATTCAAGACATGTGTGATGAACCATACAAACTATTAAGTGATATTATTCAAGAGAAACCAACATTAGAAATTAATAAGCTTAAAGAACTTGAAACTAAAGAAGTCGAAACAGTTGGTCCTGTCGCTAAATATTTGCTTAATAAATTTAATCTTGAAGATTACGACGATTTTAGAAAAAAATATATCGATACCGATTTCGAATATCGTTGGTGGCCATTATTCGTAAAATATATTTTAGAAAAGAATAATGGCAAAGCTAAGAAGTTTGAATTATTAAGCCCGTTTTATGCTCCGAAAAATAGTACGAGCGATTATGATTTGTTTGCTCCTGAAGATTTCGAAGTGATCGATGATTATAAATTCGCGAATGAGAGGGAGTAATGTGCGTTTAGTATATAATAATAGAGTCTATCACATGGTCTATCTAACAGATGCCGTATTAAAAGACGGTATCTATGTTAGTGAAGGCTTATGTGAAGACGGTAAATCTTATATCGTTAATTGGAAGGATAAAGATTTTGACATAGAATATCCTAGCTCAATTTCTTTAGCATAAACTGAGTAATATATAATTGCCAGTACTGTTAAAATATACATAAGTGTGCTGGTTTTTTAGTATAACGAAAGGAAACAGCATGAGCGCATCCTTTGTAATATCGATTATCCAGCTACTCATGTTGATGGGTACTTTCATAATTTGTATAGCTTCTATATTAATAGTAGCTGGAATATTCGATCTTCTTTGTTCTAAAGAAGAAATACGTAAAAAAGAAATTAATGCACAATTAACATGGAGCATCGTCGCATTTTTAGCAACGTTATTCTTTATTTATATTTTGTTCGATATGCAACATTTAATCGAAATAAATATAATACCTTAATTTCTATATGGATCGTATCGGTAAAACTATCGATTGTAATTTCAAATTAGTGTTTTTTAGCCTTGGAGATGGTTGAATTTCGCTAATTTTCATGTCGCCCTACGATTTGTTATTTAATATAATAGCAATAGGAAGACGAAACAGAAAGTTAGGAGATCAAACCTATGAAGATTTTAAAAACTGTATTTTTTGCTTTTACGTTATTATTAGGTATTGCTTGCATGCCTAATGCTAACGCTACTGAATTAACTGCGTATACGCATACAGGTAGCGTAATGGCTAACGGTGAATGGCCATACGAGGGTGCAGTTGCTAGTAATGACTATGCCCTCGGTACAATTTTAAATATTAACGGCTACAACTATGTAGTTGCAGACCGAATGGCACCTGGTATTCATGGAGTTATCGATATCTTCATGAATGACTATGATAGAGCTATTCAATTCGGTCGACAATACGGCGAAGTCTACGTCGTAGCGTAATCATAATCGATCCATTTTACGTATTACTCTCCCGTTAAAGTACTGGATACTACTCCAGCACATGTATATTTTAATGTTTTTACATACAACGTTACTGTTTTCTCGTCACAGTAACTATTAATAAAATAAGGATAGGCGGTTCTTATGAATAAACTTTTAAAAGATTTGTCGGCATTTGGATATGCCAGAGCTCTCGGACTACGGACGAGATTTTTAAGTCGTGAATTTTGGACATCTTTTGTATTTACTATTATATTTTTAGCTAATATGCTATTGTTCGATCATTGTAATAATATGACAATGTTTCATTTAATAGTATTATCTTTACCATATTTAATCGTATTGTTTGTGTTAAATGCAATTTATCATAATACAATTATGTATTTACTAGGTAAAGTAAAACGTGTCGACGAAGAAAATGAATTGTATTTAGCTAGTATTGCTGGTTATGCAATTTTTAATAATATTATGAATGCCATCGGCATTATTTTTAGTATAACCGGATTATTTTATTATTCCGGCTTTGACCAAGGGATTTTAATGAATCCTATTTTGTTTGTGTTCATTGTATTCCTTGTGATTTTTAACACATATATCTGTTTAGCAAATATGGTAAATGGATTTAAAGTGTATTTAATTATAAGAAATCAAGAGGAGTAATTATGCCTATTTTATGGAAAACAACAAAAACTAATAAAACAAGTACATATAAAGGATACGTACCGATGCCATCGACAATCGATGAACCATCATTTGCTGAAAAATGGAAACGATGGCGCACTGGAGATCCTGCTAAGTTTTTAACATATAAAGATTTACAGGAATTAGTTCTATATTGTTATAATAAGAATCTTAGCGTAACGACAACAGAATTAGAATTAGTTTTCCATGAAAAACATATTTACGACAAAGAAACAGCTATTAAATATATTAATGAACATATGAATGAGTTCAGCTATATTGATGAATATAGCGGACAAATTATTAATCCTAGTCAAGGAGGTAGCAATACAGGAGCTAATAATAATAGCAACGGTAGTTGCAGTTGCTGTTGTTGCTGTAAAAAACCATAATGGACATACATAAAATATATACTGACATTTTAACAAGTTATAATATCTTAACAGTCTTTAAAGGCGATGTCGATAAAGAAGACTTAAAAATCATTATTAGTTTATTTTTATTAAGCTATACAAATTTAAGTATTATTAATCGAGATCGCAGTCTTAAAAAAGATGAAAAAGTCGAGAATTTCTTTAACGCTATTGATAAGATTATCGATAAAAGATTTGTTAAAGATATCCTTGATCAAGAAACATTGGAATCTATCGTATTAGATTTTAATAAACGTATTAAATATATGAAAGAACATGGACTCGATATCGAAGTCTATGATGAAATGAAGACGCCTGGCGTCGATTCGATTAAATATATTATCGAATAATAACATTAGCTCCCATTAAGGGAGCTTTTTTAATTGGAGGTATAATGCGAAATATAGATTTAATTCGTAACTATAATAAGATCCAAGATATCGTTGCTATTTTTAATAGTATTAAAGTAAGTCGTCGAGCTGTATTTGGCGAAGAAATTATGAAGAAACAAACTATTAATGTGGAATTAGGCAAATTGTTTGTTAAACATAAAGTACTCGACGACTATCCTGTCTTTAAAATTCTTGTAAAATTACTTGTCGCATGTTACAATAGTCCTGAGATTGAAAAAATTTCTGAGCTTAAGATCACTAACGATCTTACCGACGATGAAATTAAAGAAATTTACGATAGTTTAGAAGAACAAATCAAAGAAAATCCAGGTATTTTCGCATGAATTTAACTGTAAATCAGATCATGAGTTTAGACGATCCTGAAGAATATATTCGTGGTCTATTTGTTCGACTATGTATTATTAATTATCGTATAAAACAAAATGGATTGACTAAAGAAGATCAATACGAAGTCATGCAATTAATCGAAAGTATCGCTAATACAATCGGTTATAAAGAAGAAATTCTTAATAAATGTATCGATATATTTAGCGTTACGATGAATATGCATCATGACTTTTATTTATCTTGGGATTTAGTCGACGAATATTTGAAGGATAAAGTAAAGTTATGATTTTCATAAAAGAAAATGTTCTGAAACATGTCGACAAGATGGTCGAAGATTTAAACTTTCCAGAACAAATTGGCAGTTTACAAGAATTAAAAGAAGTTATTACTCAGGCAATTAATTATAGTACAAGCAAAGATCGATCAGAACAATTGTATTTTAGCCTAAATGAAAAACGATTAATTTTATCGATCGATGAACAGAATCTCGGTACGTTTTATTCGGAAGAATCAGATATGCCAATTATATGGTCAGAAATCGAAGATTTTACACCGTCGCCGCATGAAGACGATCAGTTTACATATGTAAGTACTATATATGAAACAATTATTATTAGTGATAAGTTAAAACCATTATTAGTCGGTTTATTTTTAGATATTAGTTCAGTATTACCAGTTAATTATATAAGGAGCTTCAAATATGAATGTAAATAAAGCTATTAAAGAAATTAATGAAGCACTGACTAATACTGTTGTCGAAATTTATGGAGACAGTGGATCTGGAAAAAGTTTTATTGCCGATAAAGTTGCTGAGACTAAAGACTTTGCTTTGCTAATCGATAGCCTTATGCAACGTACAGAAGGGCAATATTACATTATTCAGTCTAACAAGTTAGAAGATGCTGAAGAATTAATTAAAGATTTTGATCTTGTCGTAATCGATGACTTCTTCCAGTTAGCTGGTGATCCTCGGGACAATATTTACAAATTACAAGAATGGGTGTATAATAATAAGAAGTTATCTATTATTTTGATTAATCAGATTCGTGCGAATTTTAATGAACGACGTCCAGAAAAATTTGTTCCGTATGCTGATTATCTATTACAACGTTACGCCGATCGACGATTCTTTACAGAATTTAAAGATGGCGAATATGTAATTACTCAAGTTAAATGAGGTGCACCTATGATTATCGTTATTTCTGGCCCAAGTGGCAGTGGCAAAAGTACGCTTGCCGGCTTATTCGAAGTTAAAGGTTTTAAACGTATCGTAACTTCGACTAATCGTGATCGTCGATTAAATGATCCAGAAGGTCAATATTATTTCGTTCCGAAAGAAGAATGGAACGACGACGACTATATTTGTGTTACTAATTATGGTGGTAACAAATATGGTATCGATAAAGGTTATTTCGACGAGATTAATAAAGACTTAAATTATATTGTCGTATTAGATGAAGCTGGTTTAAAAGAACTTAAAGAATACTACGACAATGTATATGGTTTCTATTTAAACGTAGTCGAAAAAACATGTCGTGAACGCATGGCTCAACGTGGTGATGCTGCTGATAATATCGAAAAAAGAATTGCTTACGACAAAGAACATCATCGTTTCAATTATTTAATTAACGACGATGATTTATACGATCAAGCATTTTTTGGCGAAGATCATCCATCTGTAATTATGCGTCAAATCATGGACTATTTTAATAATAATCCAGATAGCGAAGAAACGATCGACGAAGGCGAAGAAATTCTCGCTATGTTACATAAACAAAAATAAATAATATATAAAGCCCCTTTTTAGGGGCTATTTTTAATGGAGGAAGTAATGGCATATTCTGATAAAATCGAACAGGCTGCTGTAATTTTATTCGATAAACGTGATGATCGTAATAAATTAAGTTTACGTATCCGTGACTTATGCAATATGGATTGGTCAACTGAAACATTTACGTCGTTTTCAGCTATGTGTGCTATTGAAATGTCTAAGAAGCATTATTGGGCCAAAGAGTGGTCTAATATGAATTCATTGCATATGGCACGTATTTGGTGTATTCTAAATGCCGACGGTGCTACGCTAAGAGAACGTATCGATAATGCTGGCTTTACAGGCCAAAAAATTAACGAGATGATTATCGAAGGTGGCGGGACATTACAAAAACAAAAATTTGATATAGCTATTCGTAACAGTGAATGCTTTAATAGTACTGAAATTAAATTATTAGAAGCTATTAATAGTAGAACTAAAAATAAACGTTTAGCGTCGATGCGTGAAAAGATCACGCCAGAACATCGTGAATTGGCTACAAAGCATCGTTTAGAAACTCATCAGTATACTAAACATAAGGAAACTGCAAACAAAACTTTAAAAGAAGCAGTTAAGACTGTTAAAAAAGTTAAGAAGCCAACTCCACGATATGTTACATATAAATGTATCGTTATCGATAGTAAAAAAAGTAAATTTGACAATATTGTCAATGCAATCAAATTAATTTTGAGTGGTAATTTTAAGGAAGTAAAGGAAGAAGTCCGTGAGTGTAATTAAAGATAATGACGGTGTTCGTATCGGTATTTTCGATAAAATGCTCGAAGAGCGAGTATTATTTATCGTCGGAGAAATTAACGATGAATTAGCAAATTCTATCGTTGCCCATTTGTTATATCTTAATAGCAAAGATAGCCGTAAACCAATTACATTGTATATTAATAGTCCTGGCGGTGTTATTACTTCCGGATTCGCTATTTATGATACGATGAAATTAGTTAAAGCACCCGTGCATACTATTGGTTATGGTATGTGTGCTAGTATGGCTAGTTTTCTATTAAGTATGGGTGATAAACGTAGTGTATTACCTAATACATGTGTAATGATTCATCAGCCATTGGGTGGCGCACAAGGTCAACAAACTGAAATTGAAATCACATATAAACGTATCACGTCTCTTCGTGAAAAATTAGAAAAGATGTATGCCGAAAAATCTAATGGCAAATCTTCTTATGAGCAAATTCACGAAGCTTGTGAACGTGATAATTATCTCGATGCTAAAGAAGCATTAGATATGGGTTTAGTCGATGAAATTATCGGAGGTGACGAAGAATAATGAAATGTTCATTCTGTGGTAAAGACATCAACGATAATGAAAATAATCGAGTAACCTTTAGTTCTTCCGTAGACGAAAATATTTTCATCTGCCAAGATTGCGTTGAAAATATGAGTATTCAGTTAGTCGAAGATAATCCAGATTTAAATTTTGGTGTTAACTTGGAAGAAAATTTTGGTCTCGAAGATACACCAAAACCAAAGGTTAAAAAATCTAAGTTGTTACCTTCACAAATTAAAGAATATCTAGATGAAAGCGTAATCAACCAAGATTATGCTAAGAAAATTTTAAGTGTAGCTGTAGCTAATCATACTAAGTTATTAGAATATAATGCACTTAAAAAAGATAAAGTTGGTATCGACGTAGAGAAAGCGAACGCGCTTCTCATTGGCTCGACTGGTTGTGGTGGCTGTAAAATTTAAATAAATATGATATTGACTGTAGCTTTTGTGTAATATATAATTAAATTATTACACTAATATATTTTTAATAGGAGCTACAGACATTATGAAATATGATGAATACAATAAATATATTGCAGAATACTTAAATTCAAATATTACAGTAAAAGATTTAGCAAAAAAATATAATTTATCTTATTATGGTCTTCAACATCAAATTTCTAAAAGAAATATTAAAAGGATTCATAATTATGGTGAAGAAATTAATTATGCTAGATCTATAAAAAATAAGTTAATTAATGATTATATTCCTGGAGAAACTTCTTTAAAAAGTTTAGCTGAAAAATATAATATAAATAATTATAAAACAATAGCTGACGTATTAAAAGAAAATAATATAAAAACAGTTAAGCCAAAGCTTATTTCAAAAAAAATTTTAAAAGAAGCTTCCGAATATTATATTAATAATAATGTTTCAATAATAAACTGTGCTAAAAAATTTAAAATAGGTAAAAATACACTATATAATTATTTAAAAGAAAACAATTTAATAAGAAGTCCAGGAGTTTATCAAAAAGATATATCTTATAATGAAAATTTTTTTGATAATATCGATACAGAAGAAAAAGCATATTGGCTTGGTTTTATTATGGCAGATGGTTATACACGACTAAATAAAAAAAATAATCCAGCTCAAACATCAATAGAAATAAGTAAAAAGGATATTGAAATTTTAAATGCTTTTAAAAAAAGTATTAAAAGTAATCATATTATAAGAGAAAGATCAAGATGTACTGTTACTGGAAAAATATCTGAAATTTGTTCTATTACAATTTCTTCAGAATATTTAACAAGTAAACTTATTAGTTACGGTGTTATTCCTAATAAAACATATATAGGATATATTAATGAAGAAATTTTTAATGATGATGAAGAATTAATATTCCATTATTTACGTGGGTATAGTGACGGTGACGGAACTATAAACAAAAATAAAGGAAATTACGTATTTAAACTAGTTATAAAAAGTGAAAGTATATTAAATACTATTAAAAACTGGATTAAAAAATATTGTAATATTGAGCCAAAAATTAAATTAGAAAAAGACAAATTAGGATCTGCGTACAGATTAAGTATTCAAAATAAAAAAGAATATTTTATATTCTTAGATAAATTATATAAAAATGCAAATATTTATTTAGATCGTAAATATCAAATTTATTTAGATCATAAAAAGTTTGCCGTTCCAGAAGAAAAGCCATGAACTTCTGGATTATTTGAGCGGAATTAAGCAGGAAGGCTAAGTATAATATAATTATTATATATGCTAATCTGAACCGAAGGCTATATATAAAAATATAGTCAGGGGCAACGCATAGTAAGTGAACCTTATTTTTAATAAGAATATAATCTTACCACGAGGCCGCTCTAGTGTTTGGCTATTATATTATACACTAAAAAGGTATGCTGAGCTTATAGGAAACTATAAGAAGTAAAGAATAAAAAGTCTTTACGATAACATAACTGAAGACTTGGATAATTAAACAAATTGCTAAATATTTAAAACGTCCTTGTGTTATTGTAGACGCGAGTAGCCTTACAAAATCAGGCTTTGTAGGCGAAGACGTAAATAGTATTATTGCAAAATTATACAGAGAAGCCGGTGAAGACGTTTCGAAGACTGAACAAGGTATTGTGTATATCGACGAAATCGATAAGATTGCTGCTCGAGATCCTGAAAATGCAGGGACACAAGGTAGCGATATTGGTGGTCGTGATGTGCAGTATGAATTATTAAAACTTGTCGAAGGTGGCAAAGTAGCTATTAAGACAGGCGGTATGTTAGGTCAAGGTTCAACAATCGAAATCGATACGACAAATATATTGTTTATTTGTGGCGGTGCATTTACCGGTATCGAAAAGAAAATTGCTGAACGCTTAAATAAATCTATCGACAATGGTTTCGGATTTACGAATGTAAAGTCCGAAAACGAAATTCAAGATGAAATTACATATAATGGTTTAATCGATAATATCTTACCAGAAGATTTAAGTAATTTCGGTATTATTCCGGAATTATTAGGTCGATTACCAGTTATTTGCCCGTTAAAAGAATTAAGTATCGAAGATTTAGAAAATATTTTAACACAACCTAAGCATGCGATCTTTAAACAATTAAAAGAACTAGTAAGCATGTATGGTGTCGAATTAGAATTCGATCACGATACGATTCATACGATTGCTAAATTAGCATATGAACGTAAGACTGGTGCCCGTGCACTACGTAGTGTATGTGAAGCATTAGTCGACGATAAGATTTTCGAGATCACTCCTAAGACTAAGAAAATTAAAATTACTAAGGAAGATGTCGAAAAGAAATTTGAATACTATTTAAAGAAGGAGGAAAATGAATAGATGTACGATTTAGTATCTATCATCGAAGCAGCATTAATTACAGCAGCTGATAAGATGGCTAATAATATCGATAAATTAAATGTCGATGAGATTAGACTGCTTCATGAAATGTATATTGCCGGTACTATCGAAAAACTTCAACAAAAACTTGTTGCCGAAAATAATCAGGAACCAGCAGTTGAAAAAGAAACTAAAGAAACTGTATCTGAAATCGTAACGACTAATGAAGAAGTTAAAGAAGAAAAACCTAAGGCTAAGCGTGGTCGTCCTAAAGCTAAAGCTAAAGAAGAAGATGTACCAGTAACAGATTTTGAAGGCAACGTATTGCCTCCAGAAAAATTAGCTAAAGGTAGCGAAGACAAAGTTCACGATGAAGAACCGACATTCGTACCCAGTAAAGCAGAAGTTAAACCTGAAGTCGTTGTCGAAAAAACTTCTGTTGATGAAGAAGCAACAAAACCTTTAGAATTTAATGAAGCTCAATTGGATTGTTATGTATCTGAATTTAAACGTGAAGAAACATTCGAATCTAATCCTGAAGCTAAAGCTAAACTTACGCCTCAACGTAAGAAGATTAATGCTTTCGTAAAAGAAGCCGAAGGTAATAAGGCAGTATTACGTAAGTATTTTGACGAGATCTTGGACGATGCCGACAAAGGTATGTCGTTTAAAGAAATCACACCTTTCTATGTCGACAATTTAGCTCATTACTTAACATTACGTGAAGAATTAGCACGCTATAATGAAGACCAAATTATCGAAAAGATGAAAGAAATTTCCGGCGGAGTATTGCACGATATCTCTCAATTGAATCGCTACAATATTGAAGCCATTTTAACAGTTCTTAAAGCATAATATATGCTTAAGATATATATGTAAAATTTATTTTTAAAAAGGAGACTATTTATTATGTCTATGAACAAATTGATTCTACAAGGTCGTATTCCTACAAGTGAAAAATTCCGTTTTGATGTTCGTTTTGGCGATGGCGAAAATGAACGCTCTTTTGCTAATTTCCAAATGTCTGTGCGTCGTAATTGGAAACCAAAAGACGAACAATACTATCCAGAAGATATCTTTAACGTAGTAGCGTATGGTCCTAATGCTGATGTTATTGGTAAACACGTAAAACGTGGTGAAGAATTCTTAGTAGCTTGTCGTTTACAAAACAGAACTTACGAAGACAAAAACGGTAATACTGTATATACTAATGATATTATTGTCGACGAATTCTATTTTGAAGATCATCGTTCTGGTGGTAATAGCGAATCTAATTTCGATAATTTTAACGATGCACCAGCTAATAATACAACAGAAGATGACGACGACGTTCTCGATATCTAATAATTGTTAAGTTAACCATCGTATGATATAATAATAGTGGGTGTACGCAGTGTATGCCCACTATTTTTATTATATTAAAGAGGTGGCTCATGGACCAATTAGAGCATATCGACTCCCAGATACAAGACTGGGAAAAATTTCTTAAATTAGATAATGAACTTAGAAGTAATCTAAATCAAATTTCAGAATATGTCGGCGAAAAACTTGCTAAAGGAAAATTTGGTGAACCTATTCAAATTGAATTCGACGACAAAATATTCCAATTTGTATTTAGAGTCGGTACTTCTGGTTTGCGTGGTCGCGTCGACTCCTATATCGCTAGTAGTAAATTATTAATTAAACCTAGAGGATTTAAGGCACAAGTCGATTTTAATCAAGACGTATCATTAGCCGAGACGATTGGCGAAACGGCTCGAGGCATTTTGTATCGTTATTATGATTTAATCGATGATGAAGATCACGTATATTAGGAGTTTTTATGTTATTAAAAAATATGATTTGCGGTTTGCGTAATTATTTTAAGAATACTTATAATAATAACGTCGACGCACAATATTTAAGTATTTTAACTAATATTATTGCTAATGGTGTTCGCAAAGAAAACCGTACAGGTACTGCTGCGTATAGTATTCCGCATCAGCGTATGTCTTTCGATTTATCAAAAGAATTTCCGCTACTGACAAGTAAATTTGTCGGTCTTAAAACAGCGACGAAAGAAATGTTGTGGATCTGGCAAGATAAATCTAACGACGTTAATTTGTTAAATAAAAAGTACGGCGTTAAGATTTGGGACGAGTGGAAACGTACTGACGGTACTATCGGTAAAGCGTATGGATATCAGTTAGCTAAACAATATAAGTATTTTGACGTTAATGCTGAAAATGCTTTTAAACTTAAAAAAGAAGGCAAAATTAGTGATTATCATGTCGGTAAAAATGGCGAAGTGTATATGGACCAAGTCGATAAATTAATTTATGATTTACATTATAATCGCGATAGTCGACGAATAGTCGTTAGTTTATGGAATGTCGAAGATCTTAACGATATGGCATTACAACCATGTGCATTCTTAACTGAATGGAATGTTACCGATGGTAAATTGCATTGCTTGCTCAATATCAGATCAAATGATTTTTGCGTTGGAAATCCCTATAATATCGCGCAATATGCTATGTTAGTATTAGTGTTAGCTAAGACTAGCGGATTAAAACCTGGTAAATTTACCGTTATGATTAATGATTGTCATGTATATGAAAATCATTTAAAAGGTGCTGTTCAGCAATTGGCTAATAAGACATATGTATTACCAAAAGTAACGTTAAAAGAAGGCTTCGATAGCTTTTATGATTTCGATGCCGATTGTTTTGAAATTAAAGATTACAAGCATAGTGGCAAAATCGAATTTGAGGTTGCCGTATGATTAATATAATCGTTTGTAAAAATAACTTCGATTATATCGGTAAAGATAATAAAATGCTATATCACATCCCGAAGGATTTAGCATTCTTTAAACGAAAAACCGTTAACCATATAATTATAATGGGTCGTAAAACATTTGAAAGTCTACCTGGTATGTTGCCTAACCGTGAACATTGGGTTATTACTAGGGATTCGAGTTTTAATAAAGCTCGTTCATTTAATAGTATCGATGACGTTCTAGAGGCCATCGATCCAAATATAGACTATTATATTATTGGTGGCGGTGAAATATATAAACAATTTATGCCATATGCTGATTGTCTATATATAACAGAAGTCGACGATTTTAAAGTGGGCGATGTTAGATTTCCGTCGATCGATATGACAAAATGGAGTTTATCTGTTTCACGTATCGATGTCGATGAAAAATCTAATTTAACTCTACGATTTAAGAAATATTTGCGAAAGGGCTAAACCTTGTGAATAATTTCATTAATATTGCCGGAACGTTATGCGATATTAAGAAATCGCATACAGAACGTTCTGGTCAAGATATATATTCTGCTAATGTTAGTATGAATATTGAAAAGAAACATATTAAAGTACCTGTTCAATTTAAAGATAATGTTAAACAGGTCTATAATTTAAAAGAAGATTCACATGTTAATCTATACGGTGAATTACGAACAAAAAATCTTAAACAAGATAATGACAAAAGCAAACTAAGCGTATTTGCTTTTATCACACAAGGGAATCGACAAGTTAATAATTATAATGAAGTTGTATTAACTGGTTTTATCTGTAAAAAAAGTAAAATCATTAATAAAAAGAGCCATAATATCTGTAGCGTGATCATTGCTGTTAAACGTAATAACGATACAGTTCATGACTTCATTCCTTGTGTTGGTCATAACTTAAATGCTAATCTATTTCGAGATATGAAGTTACGAACTAATATTAAAGTTATCGGTAAATTTGTTAATCGCGAATATTACGATCATAAAGAACAATGTACAAAAACGACTTACGAAGTGCTTGTAAGAGATATTCAGGTGTTACCATGATTAATCTTCGTAAACCGATCGTACGATTTGAAAAGGATTCATTATATCGCGTTACAAAAGAACCCGATACATATCTTAAAATAGAAAATCGTGTATATTATTTCTACACAAGATTAAATAATTATCTTAATTATAATATGCATATGAGATATCTAATCGTTACTAAGCAAGGTTGGTATAAGGTGGTTAATGGCGAGATGTTCGATATTGGGCGAAAACAAAAAATCATCACCTTATCTAATAATGATGATGAAATTGTGGCAATCGAACCATTATACTCAAATTTATTCTACGTTGTCACGACTCATAATAAAATTCTTCTTGTCGATATCGAGTTCAAACCAATGAATTTACGTACAACACGTGAAAGCAGTGGTAAAAAGAATCTTGTTAAGCTAAGTGACGGCGAAGAAATTAAACTTGTTCTTAATCGTTTTTACGAGCAAGAACTTAATAGCCTACTTATTATTAACGATCGTGGAGAAATTAAGGTTATCGACGATGCCCCACATCGAAGAAAAGGTAATTCGCCGAAACCTATCTCTAAAGATATCCCAATTAAATTAATCGTTCCTTTAAATAAATTAAATAATTCGATTATCGGTATCGATAATTATATATATTTACTTAATGAATATAATTTTAAAGATTACGTTAAAAAATATAACGGAATGTTTAAAAAATATCCTAAATTTAAAGGAAAAGTATTTACTAATTATGAATTAGTTAAAGGTGTAACATATTAATGGACACAACATATTTAGAAACGTCTTTGGCTTCATATGTCGGTATGTTTTCTCAGACATTACAGGGAACTAATACCGAAAAGAATCAAGCAATTATTAGTACTTTTTTAAAAGTAATTAATAATTTAATGATTGCTGAAGACGTACAAAAAGATGTTGCTATTAAACCTATTATTATGTTAGTATTAGAGTACTTAGTAGACTACAATAATCTGCTTGCTAAAAATGGCAAAGCCGATCAAGATGTAGCTACGGCGATTAAAGTACTTAATACTATTTCGAATAGACAATAGGAGGGTTAAATGGCAAGAAAAAAAGCAGAAGTTATTATCGAAGATAAAGCCAAAGTAACTGATATCGAACGTAAAAAACGTATCGAACTTGTGATGGTAAATCTTCGCAAAAAAAATGATGGTATTGTTGTCGGAAAGCTTAGCGATCCTGAAATACAAGAACAAATTCATTTTGAATTTATTCCGACACCATCAATTAATTTTAATTCTGCAACTGGTGGTGGTATTCCTAAAGGTAATATTAGTATACTCGCAGGCGTTGAAGATTCCGGGAAGACATCATTAGTTCTTGAAACTATTGGCAAAATGCATCGTGAAAATCCAGAAGGTCATTTTTCCTTATGGCTTGAAAGCGAAGCATCATTAAATTTAGATTATATGGTTAATCAATTCGGTATCGATCCAGAACGATTTTTCTTTATCCAGTTCGATCGAAACCATTCGGCTGAACAATGTTTAGATCAAGCCGAATCATTATTACAAACTGGCGTATTCGATTTATTCTGTATTAATACATTAAAAGCATTGATCCCGGAATCAGAAATGAATAAATCAATGGAACAAGTTAATGTTGGTGCTGCCGCTCGTATGAATAGTCGTATGATGGGTAAATTTGTACCGCTAATCAAACAATATAAAACAGCAATGGTGCTAGTTCAACATTTAACGACTAATATCGGTGGTTTTAGTATGTATGGCGATAATTTAATTTTAGCTGGTGGTCGTGCTATTCGTACGGCTAGTATACTAACTGTCGAAATGCGTAAGGCTAGTATATTAGATACTGACCCTATTGGCAAAGAAGACGGTATTAAAATTAATTGTAAGATTACTAAAAACCATTGTATTCCGAGAGAATTTCCGTATCGTAAATTTACGTACTATGCAATCTTCGGTGAAGGTATCGAACAAATTCTTAGTACGCTCGATGAACTTATCGATATTGGTATCATTCATAAAGCTGGTGCTTGGATGCAACAACTCGACCCAGAAACTGGAGAAATTATCGATAAGTGGAATGGTCGTAATGCCTTTAGAGAAGACATGAAAGCTAATCCTGACAAACTTGAAAAACTTAAATCTTTAGTTCACGGTACCTTCGAAACTCTTAGTGAAAAAGAAGTTATCGAAATTAAAGAACAAGAAAAATTAGCCGAAGAAGCAGAGGAAGCTGCTAATGGCTAATTGTTTATTCGGAGAAGAATGGTATACATGTCTTACCGTTACGGGAAATAAATGTACAGAATGTATTAAACATGACTCTGAATTAAGTAAGAAAAAATTAAAACAAACTAAATTTAAAGCCCGTCCGGATAAACGGATGGGCTCTAAGTTTGAGTTGAAAAATCATAATGCTAACGAAGCTTTAGTTAATGATGTCGTTAATAGAATGACTCCTAATAGTGGAGCTGGTAAGATTAAAGGCGACCAAGAAATTAAGGGTATTATTAACGTTAGCGAAGAATTAAAAACTCAAGTAGCTGAAAAAGCTCGCGGAAAGAAAACATTTACGATCCATAAAGAATGGCTCGATAAATTAAAGCGAGAATCTCAGGATCGAGAATTTTACTACTTGAAATTTTGTTTTCACGAAAGTGAAGACGATGTATTTGTCGTCGTCGATCAAGAAATTATTATGTCGATGATCAAAACAATGATTGAAGACAGGAGAAAGGCTAATAATGCTGATCATTTAATACGATTAGCTAATCTTGAACGAGATAAAGCAATAGCCGAAAATAATTTACTGAGAGCCGAAAAGGCATTATTGGAGGAAAAACTGAATGAGCCTACTGAATGAAGCTCGTAGCAAACATGCCGAACGTATCTGGAACGAATATTTAGAAAATTATAAAAAATATCCAACACCAGAATATGTTAAGCAAAATTTACTGCTTCCTATTAACTCAGAGCCTGAAAAGCGTAGCGATATTATAATTATTAAAGATCCGTATCCAGAAAGTACATCTGTATTTGATAAGGATCATGTATACACTTCAGTGTTTAAAGTATTAAATAAGAATATTCCTATTAAAGGTAATACCGTAATCGATTGTTTACCATATACTCCGTTCGTTATGATTGGAAATAAAATTAAATATCGTGCGCCAAATCTTGAAGAACAAGAAGTAGCTAGACAATATTTATACGAACTAATCGATTGCGTTAATCCTAAGTTAATTATCTTATTCGGAAATATTTCTTTACATATGTTTAAAGAAAACAGTACTATCTTAAAAGATAGAGGTATGGCTTTTACTAATATGGGTCATTTATTCTTCCCAATGTATAGCGTTAACTATATTAAGAAATTGGAAGGAGAGATGAAAAAAGAAGCCGAATCTGTTCTAATTAAAGATATCGAAACTTGTAGTATACTATATAAGAAAATAATGGAGGAAGCTTAATGCCTTTAGATAAAGATTTTGATCTATTTGATGAAATCGAAGATACAGAAGTACCTGGTCTAGATACTGAACTTAAAGAAGAATCTAAACCAGATCTTATTACAGATGAAGATACTGTTGCTATTAAAGAAGAAGCAACTGAAGAAACTGTTAAGAAAGATGAAGTTGTCAAAGACAACGAAGATAAAGAAGACGAAGAAGAGCTTACTATTGAGCCTATTAAAAAAATTAAAACGACAGGCGAAACATTTAATCGTATCAGCGATTTCATTGTGAATCCTGTAGCTGATGATGAATGGGAACGCTTTAAAAATGATACCTTAATTAAAATGTCTGGTATTCAAATTAAAGAAAACATTCCGCCTAACGTTATTTTACATGTAGCAGCTGACTTAGATTCTATGTATAGTTCTATCTATGATAAATACATGGAAACTAAAACTGGTCTTGAAAATCTTACGAATAAAGAAGACGGTATTTTAGCCGTTATTAAAGCAACGAACGCTAAAGGCTCTAACGAAACTGAACGCAAAGCTAATGGCGTTGCTGCTGCTGAAAAATATAAAATTGATAAGACTACCGTTAATCTATTCCATTTGATTGCTGAAACACGTAGTCGTTTGAATTTCTTGCAAGGAATTATCGATCAAGTTCGTTTTAAGAAAGATTTATTAGTGACAGCATCTGCTGCAATTAAAGTGTTAAATAAGTAGACAAATAGCTTCTTTTAAGATATAATAGTTGTATAAACAATGTAAGTATTTTAAAAGGAGCTTTCTCTATGTTAACATTAAAGGAAATTTTTCAAACAAGAAACATTAGTCAAGACTTTTTTAAGTCTAATAAGTATGTGAATCAAGGTGCATCATATTTAAGTATCGATGATGTTACTATGATTCTTAATGAGTTATTTAATGGCAACTGGTCTTTTGAAGTAGTACGTACTTGGTCAGAAACATATCTAGCTTTTAATCAAGAAAAATCTAATAGTGAATTAGAAGACACATATTTCTATGCCCACGGTCGTTTAACTATTAATACATTAAACGAAGACGGATCTCCTTTACAAATTGTTAAAGAAGATATTGGCAGTAATTGTGTTCGTAAATCTGATAAAAATAACCGTATGGATTATTCTAGCGGGTATAAATCTGCTGTGAGTAGTGCTTTAAAAGGCTGTGCTGCTAATTTAAATATTGCTGTATTTAAAGATGATAATTTTGACAATATTAAAGAATTTATTAATAAGAAAAAACTTAAAGCTTATAAAGCTCAGGACGGCAAACGTTTTAGTGAAATTGTAACTAAGTTTGCAGAAAAAAATAATATTAGTCCGAAAGAAGCTTTAAATGATCGTAAATTCTTGAATATGTTGATATTAGATATCGAAAGAGAAAGTGGCGAGCAATGATAATTTCAGATCCAGAGGATAAGGTATATTTTAAATGTCCTCGATGCGGGAATCGACGATTCGAAAAGGTCGAATTATTTGAATTCAAAATGTTCCCACGACAAAATGAATATACTGCATTAAAAGATGCGGATGTTTATCGTTGTCATAACTGTAAACATATCGTAACGAAAGATCAAGTCCGTTAAGGGCTTGGTCTTTTTTTATTAGTATAGGAGACAAAAATGTTAATTAATTTGTATGATTATAGAATTAACATTAGAACGGCTGGCCCATCAATGCACGATAATTTACGAAGTGAATTATACTTTGCTGGTTGTCAACGTGCTATGAATGGTACACCATGTAAAGGTTGTTTTAATTATGAGTTATGGCAAAGTGATGTCGGTAGCATAATCGATCACAAATTAATAGTTCGTAAATTAAACGACATGGGATCTGTTAAGAGTGTTACGATTGTCGGTGGTGAACCTACTGATCAAATCGATGGTTTAGTTGAGCTATGTAAAGAACTAAAAGCCAACGGTTATCATATTATAGTAATCACTTGGAAATCGTTAGAAGATATTTGGAAATTCGACGATGTCGATAAATATATCGAGCTATTTTATAACATCGATATGTTAGTCGACGGTGTATACGACGAACACCAACGTATCTATGATGATACCGAAACAGTTCCGTTATATAGTTTTGTCGGTAGTTCTAATCAGTTGATTCATGACTTTAGTCAATATACTAAAGATCATAATATTTTTAAATCATATCGCATCACAAAAGATATTATCGATATGAAAATTCGTGAAGATGGAGGGGCTGAATTTGTCCGACGTAATTAATATTAAAGAAACATTAATTAATACATCATTAATTCTAGATCAAGATAAAAAGAACTTTTCTATCAAATACGATCTTAATATCGATGAAGACGATGCTGTATTAAATTTTACAATTACAAGTGCTGATAAAAAAGAAACCATTACTGAATATTTAGATTGGGATGAAGATGTTATTCCAATGTTAAGTAAATGTATTAAAGGTAAATGTTCGTTAACAGAATTAAAACAATATAACGATTATGTTAAAACATTAGTCGCTGAAAAATTTACATTAGATTTTCTTAATGGTTTTGTCGATACTCTTGAAGTGTTTTACCAAGAAGTATGTAAAATTAGCGATAGAACTATTGCTGCTAAACTTAATAGTGGTTTTACCGAAGCTATTAAGACAATGGATATTTTTATTACTCAAATGAATGAATATCTCGAAGAAGATAGAAAAATTAGTTTGGGTGCTTAATATTTAATAAATAAAGGAATTGAAAATGGATAATCTTAAATTAATTAACATGGGTAAGGGCAATGGTTATCGCCCAGTCGTATGGATTAAATCTTTAGAACGCGAACGCGCGATGTCTTATGTATTTAATCTTATCGACGAAGATAATCGTAATTTAGGTTCTACCGATTTAGAAGATTGTTTCGCAGAAACAGAATCTAAAAAAGTATTAGTTTTGTCTCCTGAAAGATTTTTGGGAGAATTTAATCTTAATTCTTTGAAAAACAAAAAAGAACGTTCTTTTGATTATAGCGAAGACATTAAAACAATCGATACGCTTAAAAATAAACAACAAATTCGTAATGCATTAATGGCATTAGAAGCATTAAAAGAAAACGAATTAAAAGGTTTGTCAGCATTGTTCATCGAACCGAATTTATTATTTACCAATGAAACGTATTTGTATTTGTTTAGTAATATGATTAATTTTAAAGCTGACGGTTCTGCTATTTATGTCGTATCGACAGTAAGTCCTAATGAAAAAATTAAGAACTTATGCTACGAAGTAGATCTCGATGCACTTACATTAAAAGAAATTAAACGTTACTTAAATAAATACGAATGTGAAGATGTCGATAAATGTGCTGAAGCTTTGTTAGGTCTTACGTATATTCAAATGTTACAAACTATTGAATATGTAGCTAAAGGTAAAACTATTAATGAAGCTGATATTCATAAATTTAAATCTGAAAACTTCGATACGAGTATGCTCGAAGTAAGTCATCCAACTATGTCTGTCGACGATATGGGCGGCTATAAAGATTTTAAAGATTATGTTAAAACATTACCGATGTTTTATACGAAAGAAGCACGCGAAAAACATATCAAATCTCCTAAAGGTTTTATTGCATTCGGTGTGCCAGGTTGTTCTAAAACCGTATCGGCTAGTATTATTGCGAATACATTAAATGTTCCGTTAGTCAATATTAATTTGAGTAAAATTATGCAAGGCTTTGTCGGTGCTTCTGAAGCCAATATGGAACAAGCACTTAATCAAGTAAAGCAGCTTAAATACTGTGTCTTGCTTTTGGACGAAGCGGAAAAACTCTTTGGCGGTTATTATTAAGAGTTACAAATATCTTTTTCCCTTATAATAAAAGGAAAAAGGAAGATTTGTTAACAGCATAGCCGCGTCATCATCAATAGATTCAGAAGATGATGACTAGCTTTGGGGAAAAAATCTGGAAGGCTAAGTTGTATTAATATACAATATGCTAATCAGAGGTGAAGGCTTAATAAAGTTAAGTCAGCCGCAACGCGTAGTAGGTGAAAAGATATAATCCTACCAAGAGGCCCCAACCCTATGAATCTTTTATAAAGGTGAAAAGGTACGCTAAACTGGATCGGAAAAGACCGATCGATGAAAATGAAGGAAACTTCCAGAGCTGTATGTAAAAATATACAGGATAATAACATATGTATGCAAGTTCTAATAGTACAGATGGAGGTACTTTGTCTCGTGTTATGAGTCGTTTATTAACATTCTTGCATGAAAATGAAAATACGCTTACTATCTTTACTAGCAATGATATTACGAAGTTGCCTCCAGAATTGTTACGTGCTGGACGTATCGATAGTCAATGGTATTTCCCAGTACCTAATAAAAAAGAAGCTCGTGAAATCTTAGATATCTATTTAGCAAAATATGATATCAAAGTAACGCCAGCTATGATGAAACATTTAATGTCTGGTATCGACAAATTTACCGGTGCTGAAATCGAACAAACTGTAATTAACTTACAACGTGTATTGTTCTTAAATCAAACAGAAACGTTGACTAAGAAATTAATCGAAGAAGCATTAAGTACTATCGTACCGGTAACACGTAGTTCTACCGATGCAATTCGTATGCTCGAAGAACATGCTCGTCGCTTTGCTGTGTATGCATCTAAACCAGAAACTGATCTTATTGATGATGCTGAAAGCGAAGATTATTCTGTGTTTCAAGACGACGAAGAAGACGAAGCAGTAAGTATGTTTAAATAAGGAATTAGATTAATAGATGGCAATTATTAAAATGCTGAAATATATCTCATAATTAAAATTATAAGTATTATTTTAGCAGAATAGTAAGCCTATTGGGAAACTAGTAGGTAGTGGCGGTTTTTACCCGTCCAACAAAGACACTGAATTGCTGGAAACTCCTAAAGCTTAGAATACTTATATGAATTGGTTGTATAAGTTACGAAAGTAGAAATAAATTTCTGAGATGAGATAAGGTTAAATCCTAAGTCTTATTTATAATGGACAATCAGCAGCCAAGCCTTAACATTTTGTTAAGGAAAGGTTCAACGACTAGACCTCGTGAGGGTCGTACACTATAAGCGTTTGATAGTGGAAGTGGTGTCGCCTAAGTCGTAATTGTTACGATATGGATAAGATATAGTCTGTGCTTGTATGAAAGTACAAGGTGCATGTAATGATGCCGGTCAGAAGTAGCGATTCTGATTGAACGAGACCTCGAAATATGATTCTAAAATGTCCTGAAAAAGTTTTACTGAAAATTTGTTTTTATAGTAAAAATATGTTATAATTATCTCGTAATATAATATTAGAAAGCGAGGTGATCATAGTGTATTTAACTATAAAACAACAAGTAAAGCATTTAACTAAAGAAGAATATAATATTTTAAAAGAGTTATGTAGAACGGCTAAGAATTTGACAAATCAAGCAATTTATAATGTGCGTCAACATTATTTGCAAGAAAAACAATATTTAAGATATGAATCTAATTATCATGAATTAAAAAATTCTAATAATTATAAATTATTAAATTCTAATATGGCCCAGCAAACTCTTAAAAATGTTGATGCAATGTTTAAAACATTTTTTGCTTTAATTAAATTAGCAAAACAAGGTAAATATAATTTTAAACATATAAAATTGCCTAATTATTTACCTAAAAATGGTTATTCAAACTTAATTATTGCTCAATTTAGAATTAAAAATGATAATATTTTAACAATTCCATATTCTAATACTTTTAAGAAAAAATATGAAACTAAAATTCAAATTAAAGTTCCTAAAATATTAGAAGATAAAAAAATAAAAGAAATTCAAATTATCCCTAAATTTAATGCTAGGTTCTTTGAGATTCAATATATATATGAGATTCAAAAAGAAGATATACAATTAAATACTAACAATGCACTAGCTATTGATTTAGGCGTTAATAATTTATGTACTTGTATTACGAATACAGGTAAATCTTTTATTGTTGATGGGAGAAAATTAAAATCGATTAATCAATTCTTTAATAAACAAAATGCGAAATTACAATCAATTAAAGATAAGCAAAATATCAAAAAACAAACTAAGCAACAATATTTAATTTCTCGCAAAAGAAAAAATAAAATTGATGATTACATTAATAAAACTTGTCGATACATTATTAATTATTGTTTGACTAATGATATTGGTACTTTAGTAATTGGATATAATCAATCATTTCAAAATAAAACTAACTTAGGTAAGAAAAATAATCAAATTTTTACTCAGTTACCATTTGGTAAAATTAGAGAAAAATTAGAATATTTATGTAAGCGATATAATATTAATTATATTTTACAAGAAGAATCTTATACATCTAAAGCTAGTTTCTTTGATAATGACGAATTGCCTATTTATAATGCTGATAATCCACAGACTTATGAGTTTAGTGGTAAGCGTATTAAAAGAGGTTTATATCAAACTAAAGATAATTATCGTTTTAATGCAGATTGCAATGGAGCATTAAATATTCTTCGCAAAAGTAAAGCTGTAGATTTAACAATCTTATGCTGTAGAGGCGAACTGGACACGCCTAAAAGAATAAGGATTTCTTAGAAAATCAAACTTCTTAATAAGATAACTTTATGTTATTTTTAGAATCATGTGGCTTTAGTCATATGAGGTTCAGTAAGTTTAATGCTAATGCAAATGTTAAAAAAGAATCTAATTCTGAAAAAGCTAAAGCATTAGCAAAACAATTAAACGAAAAAGCTGATAAGAAATTGAAGGAGGAGGCGCAGATTCTCATTCGAGATATTAATGTCTGCCTTCAATCTCTTCAAGCTTTCGAAGCATTAACAGAAGACGTATTTCCCGTAAGTGAAGTATTAGCTGATACATTATCGACTATTACACGAGTTATTGTTGACTCTAAAGGAAATACGTTCTATAATGATAATAAAGCAGTCGAACTTCGCCAAAAGGCGAAAAAGGGCTATATTAAACGGACTTTCCCTAAAGAATATAAGTTCGTTAAAGAAAATATTTAGGTAATATATAGTTGTAATCTTGCAGCTATTTTTACAATATATGTACATATTTTATTTTAAAACAGGAGGACAATTATAATGTCTAAATACGTACGTCAACAAATCGAAACTTTATCTGATGTGGATCAAAATGTGTTCATGCAAATGATGCAAGACGATCGTTTTGAAAAAGGCTTTACAGTCGACTTCGACGATAAACGCCTTGCTGATAATTATTACGGTGTAACAGTGCCAAAAGATCAACGTGATGTTGATTGCACTGTTCGTATCGACGGCAAAACTCAAGTCGGTCTTGTATTTAAAGAAGATGGTAAACTTGAAATCCGTGGCGATTTCTGGGGCACTAATATGTCTTTGAAAACTTTGTCTGAACAATTGGGTATGTTATATCAAGCATATAATTTTGCTTATCAATTGGACGCTATGAACTTCATGGGTCAAATCGAACAAACTCAAGATTACATTGAACTTACTTATACTCGATAAGATAGATAATAGGGGTCATTTTTTGGCCCCTTCTATTTATTTTTTTAGTTAATCAGAAAAGGAATAGTTAAAAATGCAAGAAATTAAAATTCGTATTACAAAAGACGGTCAAGTTACATATGAAACTCAAGGTTTCCAAGGTCAATCTTGTGAACAAATTGTTCAACAAGTAATGGTATCTAATGGTAAAGTCGAAGAAGATACTAATAAACCAGAATACTATGATAGTGTTCCTGAGTTCATTAATAACATTGGTCAATAATAAATAAGAAAAATAAGCCGGTAGTTAATCCTGCCGGCTTTTATATATTTAATGATTTAGGCGTATAGCCTGCTATATTTTTTAATTTAAATTAGGAGGCTGTATGTCTAAGTTATTAGAAGGTTTAAATGAACAACAATTACCTGTAGCAAAACGTATCGATGGTAAGTTTATTGTTAATTCCAGTGCGGGTTCAGGAAAGACCACAGTTATCGTTACCAGAACTGCTTATATGATCGAACAAGGTATCGATCCTGCCAATATTTTAATGTTTACGTTTACTCGCAAAGCAGCTCTTGAAATGAAAGAGCGCATGATTAAAAAAATTGGAGCAATCGCTAAACCAGTTACAGTTTGCACATATCATTCTTTCAGCTCTATGTTGTTAAGAAAATTTTCTTATCTTATTGGATATGAAAATAATTTTACAGTATGTGATGCTGATGAAAGTGAAAAAATTATTAAAGATATTTGCGGTTCTAACATTAAACTAAAAGATGTTGCGATCACTATGATCGGTCAATGGAAAACACAAGGCTTAACATATGCTGAAGCTAAACAAGATAAAGAAATCCAAGCTAATTTTACATTAGCTGCCGATGTATATGAAAAATATCAACGCAAATTAGAATCCGAAAATATGATGGATTTTAACGATTTAACTATGTTAGCTGCTCGTATTTTGAATAACTATACAGAAGTGCAACAGTATGTTTGGAATAAATATAAATATATATCGATCGACGAAGGACAAGATAGTTCGGCACATAATTGGCTTTTTATCAATAAGCTTGCTGAAGGAAATGGAAATTTATGCATAGTTATGGATAATAATCAGAGTATTTATGCATTCCGTGGTGCTGAAATTGATTTCATCTGTAAACAAATTGTCGATGGTGGTTTCGATCAATATGTGTTAGAACAAAATTATCGTTCGACAAGTAATATTGTCGATGCAAGTAATGCCGTTGTCGATAATAATCCTATGATCATTAAGAAAAAAGCATTTAGCGAACAAGATCCTGGTAAGAAAATTTATGTTAAACAGGTTAACGATCAAACTGCCGAAACTGAATATGTCGTAAGAAGTATTCATGCTGTGATTAAAAATGGTCTTAATTATAAAGATATTTGTGTATTAGCTAGAACTAAGCGTCAGTTTGAAATCTTTGAAAAAACATTTCTAAAATGTGCGATTCCTTATACATTAGTTAGTGGTTTACCATTCTGTAATCGTAAAGAGATTAAAGATATTTTAGCTGTATTAAGATTACTATTAAATAATAAAGATGAAGAGGCGTTAAAACGTATCATTAATATTCCGAAGTGTGGTATTGGCGATGCATCCTTTAATAAATTAATGTTAGAATGCGGTGAATCTAGCGTTATCGAAAAAGCTAAAAAAAATGTAATGCTATTAAAAGGCAAAGCTAAAAAAGGCGCCGAAACATTTTTGAAGAAGTTCGATAAAGTCGTAAAATTTGCTCAAGAAAATGTCGAACCAGCATTAATCATCGAATATTACTTAAATGAATTCGATTATAAAAATTATTTAATCGAGTCTTATCGCTCTGAAGAAGACAAAGAAAAAAATGACGAGGACAAAACTCAAAACGAAGCTTGGACTCGTCAAAAGAATGTCGACGAATTAATTCGCATTGCCGAAGAATATGATTGTGTAAGCGATCTATTAGAATCGACATTAGGTTTCGACGAAGAATCTGTCGAAGAAGAAGAACGTGATGCTGTTAGCCTTATGACTATTCATGCTTCTAAAGGTCTTGAATTCGACATGGTATTTATCGTTGGCGGTAACGAAGGATTATTCCCTCACCAAAATTCTTTAAACGACATTGCTCAGATTCAAGAAGAACGCAGATTGTGGTACGTAGCTATGACTCGAGCTAAAAGCATTCTAAGTATTTCTTACTTCAATTTATATAAACAATTTGGTCAAACTAAAGTATTAAAAGGCAGTCGCTTTATCGAAGAAATCCCAAAAGAATTTAAAAAAGAAAGTTTAATGGAATCTAAACAAACTAAAGTAGAAAATATTGATAATTTATTTTAATTTTAAGCGTAATATAATAGTACGGTTAAGATTTAAATAAAAGGATATTCTCTATGCAATTTGTTAAATTATTATTTGAAACGCTGAAAGAATTCTATACTAAGCATAAGATAACATGCTGGGTTATATTAGCTGTTATCGTTATGATAGTATCTAATTTTTTTCAGTATTATGTCGATCAAAAAAAATATGAGGATTGGGATCGTAAACATCATGTAACTAGCTATAGTCTTGAAGATCAAAAGCATATGTCTTATAATGATAAACTTACTTTTGATAATATGCGAAGAGAGCTAATAAATAAAAGAAGCACTCCGGTCGTTCAAGAAGTAGTTAGAACTCAATATGTATATGGTCAAGAACCTCAAACTGTATTTAAAGAAGTCCAATACGTTGCTCGTGGCGGAGAATCTAATATTATTAGTCAAAAGACACAAGAAGCGATTCGTGGCAAAGCCGACGAAACTAAAATTATCGAAGAAGAAAAAAGTGTCGACGTATATAAGATTAATCACGAGAAAAATTTTAAAGTAAAAGTCGGAGCTACTTATCTAGATGGTAAAGGTTATATGAACTATGGCGTTCAATATAAACGTGTCGAAGGTATTGTTCATACTAAAGATATGAATCCAAGTCATATTGATGGTGGTACAGTAATGTGGACGGCATATCAACGATGATGTGTCAAAAATTAATAAGCCCTAACGAATTATTAAACCAGTATATTAAAGAAACTGGCATGACAACAAAAGAATGGGCTAATATATTAGATGTACCTTATAGAAAATTAAAATTAATAAGAATCGGCGCAAAGGATGTCGATCTTACATTACTAACCAAATTAAGTATGGCAACAAAAACTTCATATCGTATATGGAGTGATTGTTTTTGGACACACAAAGCTTATGTATATAGCCAAGCAATATTAGATAAATTTCCGGCAAAATTTAAGAAAACTATTAATAAATTAATAGGATATGAATAGACGGTCTCATTGAGGCCGTCTTTTTTTATTATATAAAGGAATAAAAAAAATGAGAGACTTAATTATTATGCGAGGCTGTCCAGGTTGTGGTAAAAGTACAGCTATCGAAGAATCTGGTCTTAAAAATTATGTATTAAGTCCAGACGATATTCGACTAATGTTACGTGCTCCAGAAGTAAACGAAGACGGAGAATATCGCATTAGTCAACAAGATAATGCATTAGTATTTGAAATGTTGGATACGATGTTAGTTAATCGTATGAAAAATGGTTCGCCAACGATTATCGATGCGACTCATTGTAGTTCTGGTAAATGGCATACGAAGCAAATTAATCGATATCGTGATCTTGCTAAAGAATATAAATATCGATTATTTTACTGGGAGCCTGAACGTGAAGATGTCGAAGTGTATGTCGAACGAAATCAATATCGCGACGAATTAAATCGCGTTCCGGAAAACGTAATTCGTAACATGTATCATAATTGGGAAATAATTAATTTGCCTAAAGATTTTACGAAGCTAGACACATTAGCATTTCGTGATGATTTTAATAATCTAATAAAAGACATGGCTGATACATATGATCAAATTATTATTGTCGGCGATGTTCATGGTTGTAATACAGTATTACATGAATTAATTAATCAATACGATATCAAAAACGAAAAGAATTTGTATGTTTTCGTCGGTGATTATTTTGATCGTGGTATCGAAAATTTAGAAGTATTAGATACTTTATTCGATATTGCCAAACAAAAGAATGTCGTATTACTTGAAGGTAATCATGAATTACACTGGGCCGATTGGGCATTCGATCGAGATAAAGATCGTGACGACAACGGTATGATCCGATTTAAAGAAACGACATTGAAACAATGGCAAACAAAATATATTAGTGAAAAAGATCTTAAGAAACAATTAAGAATTTTATATCGTAAAATGTTGCCGGCTTATTTCTTTAAATTTTTAGGTAAAGAATATATCGTAACGCATGCTGGATTAGGTTGTTTACCAAGACAAAATATGGCTGCATGGCAATATATTAATGGTCATGGTGGTTACGATTTCGAAGTAACACAAGCTTATGAATCTCGTGCAAATTATACTAATTATCCAATTCAAGTATTTGGTCATCGTAGAGCACTAACATCGAAACATTCTATTGCTTTAGAAGGTCAAGTTGAATTTGGCGGGTTCTTAAAGTATTTGGTCATTAATAAAGATGGATATAAAGATTATAAAATTAAAAATGAAGTCTATGATAAAGATTATCTAAAAACAGAAAATGAATTATCTAAATATTTTAAAGGTGATTATATTGCGACATTAGATGAAGAAGTTAATGCTATTGCTAATAGTCGTCATATTATTGCTAAAAAGTTACCAGATAATTTAATGAATTTAAACTTTAATAAAGGTGTATTCTATCATGCTATTTGGAATGACTTAACAATTAAAGCTAGAGGATTGTTTGTCGATCAAACTACAGGAGCTGTTAAGGCGAGGAGTTATAATAAATTCTTTAATTTTGGCGAACGTGGCGACGAACAAGAAGAATTTGATAATTTAGTGTATCCTGTCCATATTTCTCGAAAAGAAAATGGCTTCTTGGGTATCGTTTCTTGGGACGAACAAAATCAAAAAATTATTTTTGCAAGTAAATCGACGACACAAGGTAATTTTGTTCCGATGATTAAAGATATATGGGATTGTTGTTTAGAACATAATAGGAATTTGATTATTGATCTGTGTAAAAAATATAATGCAAGTGCTATATTTGAAGTATGTCATCCTGGTGACAATACACACATGATTGATTATAAAGGCAAAAAACATTTATTCTTATTAGATTTTATTCCGAATCAGTTACATCTTAATGGTGTTAATGTCGATATTAAATTTTCTGATAAACTTTGTGATGAATTTATCAAAAAATACAAACCAGAAAAGGATAGTCTTATGGCTTGTGCTTTAAATATTAAAGCTAGATCTCGTGATCAATTAGAGCATTATATTAAAAATATTTTTATGGCTGAACCAAAGACAGAAGGTTTTGTTATTACAGATGCCACTGGTAAAATGTATAAACAAAAATTCCCATATTATTTGGTTTGGAAGCGTCGTCGATATTATTTAGATTGTGTTAGAAGTGGTAAAGAATTACCTGATGCTTTATCAGAAGAAGACTTAGATTTTATTAATTTTATTAAAGATAAAGATTTTAATACGATTATCGAGGCCAGAAAAGCGTATTTAGAAAGGAATAATCATGCCTAATTGGTTAGAAGGTGTCGTTAAATTTCGTGGTAAATATAACGATATAAAAAAATTCTTAGAAGAAGAATTAATCGAAGTCGATATGGACTTTACACAAAATCCAGTACAATCTATTATTAGTAATAATGTAACAGTCGATGAGTATGGAGATGTTCAAGGTATTAGTAGTAGTAATACTTGGTTTAAAACATTTGATCGTGCATATATTGATACAGAATGGTCATGCTCTATTTATGAAACAGATGATGATGACAACGATAAATTTTTCTGTGCTAACGTAAAAAGTGCATGGGATTTACCGATCGATGAAATAGTAGAAGTAGCTAATTTATATCATGTCGATGTTAAAGGATACATGTTTGAATCTGGTATGTGTTTTGAACGAGATTTTGAAGTCGATCGCAATGGTAATATTATTAAAAATTTAGATATTAAACATGATGATTATGATTGGGATTCTATTAATCCGTTATTAGGTGGTTAATATGGAAAATGTAGAAATTACTATTAATGATAATGGCACTAAAACTGTACATATGTATTTTGCTATTATTCAAAACGAAGGTGAAGATTGGTCATATTGTGAAATTAATTTCGATGTTAATAACAAAGAAATTTCTGACGAAGCATTAGATGAAATTAACAATTTTTATATGGACTTCTTCCTTGAAAAATCAAAAGTTCATGATGCTAGATTATGTACAAAAGAAGAATATTTAACCTCCTGTGACGAAACTAAATATGATTGTCAACGTTTTGAAGTTAAATGATAGAAATATATTATGATACCAGGCTAAAGAAAAAATGGATTAAGATCCTCGATACGTTTATATATAAATATAGTAATAGCTGTAATTTAAATATTCTTATATGTGAAACTAATAAGAAGAATATATATGGCGAAACTATATTTGATAATGAATCGGCATTAATTAAAATTAATTTTAATGCTGGCGATATCGAGGATACTTTTATACATGAATTAGCTCATTGTATCAGTCAAGAACGATCACATAAATTAATATGGCGTCGTTGTTATCGTAAGTTGAAAGGAATTAATTAATGGATAAAAATTCAGGAATTTTTGCTGGATGCTTAGCTATTTTGTTCTTTGCTACTTTGTTTTCATTATTTTATAGCCTTACTTTAGACAAAAGTGGAATTATTTTTAAATATTTAAATAAAACATTTTTAGTATTAACAGTGGTTCCAGCTATCTTTTTAATATTAATAGCTATATACTTATTAATTTTTGCAATGGTTAAAACAATCATGTTTTTGTTGTAGGAGGTGCATATGGGGAATAGAGCAGTTATTACATGGAAAGAAGATCCGAGCATTCACGATAATAAATCATTAGGCATTTATGTTCATTGGAATGGCGGCCTTGATAGCGTAACAGCATTTTTAGAATATTGTAAACGTTCTGGATTTAGAGAGCCAGATTACGACGATTATGGTTATGCTCGACTCGTTCAAGTTATTTGTAATTATTTGTCTGATTGTGGCGGATTAAGTGTCGGTATTGATACGTTAGATAAGCTTGATCTTGAAGGTGATAACGGTACGTATATTTGTAAAGGTTGGAAAATTGTCGATCGTAAATATGCTCCGAGCAAGAATATTGAATTCTGCGATCGTGAATATATCGAGAATATGATCGAAGCAATCGATGAATCGATGCCAGAAGGCATGAAAATTTTAAAGTAGGTGAATATATGAAAGGCTATGAAACGATTTCATATCCAGAAGTTAAAGCAGATGTAGATGAAGGTAAATGCAAAATAGTTGAAAATTTTTATGTCTACCCAGATAAAATTGTAAGTCCGACCGATCATTATGGATTTCGTATCGTTAAAGGTACGTATGATAAAATTAGAGGTTATGTCGTAACGACTCCTAGAAGTTTAGCTAGATATTCTGTAGCTCATTTAAAAGCTCGAGCATTTTTAATTGGAGATTCAAAAGAAAAATTTTTCATATCTTTTAAAGATGGTAATCCAGCTAATAATAACTTAGATAACTTAGAAGTACGATACATTAGAAAGAAATTTTGTAAACATTGTGGTAAAAAAATACAACAACATGTTCAACATGAATACTGTTTAAAATGTCGTATGGAGTATCCAGAGTTTAATAAAGTTAACAATAATGAATTAGAACGACGTAAAGATCTGTTAAAAGATATCGATATCGAAGCCCTCGAAGAAAAACAAAAAGAGCGTGCAAAATTATATCTCGAAGGTTGGACATTCGAAGCAATCGCAAATAAATTTAATATTACTAGACAAGCTGTCGAACAATCGATTAAAAATATCGCTAAGAACGATAAAGAAATTAAAAAAACACGACGTAGAATTGTTAAAACTGAAAAAGAAATTCAGTTATTAAATTCTAAGATTGAAAAATATCAACAAAAGATTAAACGATGTCAAGAAGAATTAGATATGAAACAAGCTTATTATAATTCGTTATTAGAAAAAAACAGTTTAACTGTTGACTAATAATTTCTAATAGTGTATATTAATTGTAGACTTAATAAATAATTTGTTTTTAAGAGGTAATTAATTATGAACAAAAAAGAACTTGCTACTAAACTTGTAGAAAAAGAATTAGTATCTACTAAAACAGCTGCAGAAGCTATCGTAAACGAAGTATTTGCTACTATTGTCGAAGAAGTTAAAAAAGGCGAAAAAGTTGCGATTGCTGGCTTCGGTTCCTTTGAAAAAGGTGAACGTGCTGCTCGTGAAGGTCATAATCCACAAACTGGTGAAAAAATTCACATTGCAGCATCTAAAACTTTTAAATTTAAAGTTTCTAAAACAGTTAAAGATGCATTAAATGCATAATTAAATAATTAACTAGCGGTATCGTAAGGTACCGCTTTTTTTAATGGAGTGATAAAATGTATGATTTTGTATTAACATTTACTAAAATCAGTTATGCTAAAGAGTTTGAAAAAAGAATTAAAGCATCTGAATATAGTAAATACTTTAATGGTTATGAAGATGTCGCTTCTATTCTATTAAGTGGAGAAACAGCCGACATTAAAGATTTTTGGAATACAGTTGTTAAAATTATTGATGAATGTGTCGACAGTGTCGAAACATTAGATCAGGATAGTCGAGAATTTTATTCTTTAACGTTTTAATTATTATATAAAAGGAGTATTCTATCATGAATAACAAAATTTTATTAATAGGTTTAGTATTGGTATCTTTAGCGGGTACATCTATGGCAGTTGGCGTGAATAACACTGTTGACCCAAATGCTGCTCTTTATGGAGCAGAAGCTTATGGCAAAGACAATGTCATCGCAGCAACTGGCACTTCCGCCTTTGCAGTAGGCTACAACAATACTGTAGCAGGCGACAATGCGTTCGTGTATGGTAATACTAATAAAGCAACCGGTACTAATTCCATCGCCGGTGGTGAATATAGTAAAGCTACTGGACGAAATTCTGTTGCAATCGGTTCTTCTGCTCAAGCACTGAAGAACGATACATTTGCAATTGGTAGCCAAGCAAGAGCTAATGGTGAAGATGCTCTTGCATTCGGTAATGGTGCTTATGCCGAAAATACAGCAACTGTTGCTATTGGTAAAACAGTTAAAGCAACTGAAGAAGGGGCTTTAGCTATTGGTTTTAATACAGAAGCCACTGCACGAGATGCCATTGCAATTGGCGGTAATGTGAAAGAACCTGGTGATACTCTAGCTACTCAAAAAACAACTGCATCTGGTAGACAATCCATCGCTCTTGGATATAAAGCAAATTCTAAAGGAGTTTCCGGAATTTCTATTGGTACTAATGCTTACTCTGAAGGAAGAGGTGCTGTTAGTATTGGTAGCTGGTCTATTGCATCTGGAGATGGTGCAACAGCCGTAGGCGGAGGTCATGCTAGAGCAGATAGAGCCGTTGTTGTTGGTTCTGGGAATGCAGACGGTAAAGAATCTGTTTCTGTGGGGTCATATTCAAGAGTATATGCTGAAGGTGCTGTTGGTATTGGCAGAAATGTTTTTATTGATGATAGTGCAACAGACTCTGTAGTTATTGGCTCTTCCTCTGAGACAATTAGTAAAAAGAATGTTACAGCTATCGGTTCCAATACATACTCTGAAGTTGAAAACAGTGTGGCACTTGGAACAATGGCAAGAGCAGATGAAGTAGTTTCTACTAACTCTGCGAATATTGCTGGTAAAACATATAGTTTTGCAGGTAGTACAGCTGATGGTACAGTAAGTATTGGTGGTAAAATTATATCTGGTTATGAAACAGATAGATACGGAATGCCTATCTTCGATGATAATGGTAATATAATTCCTATAGTTGATAAAACTGCCTATCGTACTATCACAAATGTAGCGGCTGGTCGTATCTCCGATACTTCCACTGATGCAGTTAACGGTAGTCAATTGAATGCAGCTATTAAAGGTATTGATAAGAATCATCAAGCAGCGACTGATGCTATGGCAGAAGCTAAAAAACATACAAGCATTGTTGCTGGTGAAAATGTAGTTGTTACGACTGATACAAATGCAACTGGTGGTAAAGAATACACTGTATCTGTAAATAAAAATCTTACAGATATGAATTCTATTAATTTCGGTGCTAATACTGATTCTAAACATTCTATTGCAAATAAAGATGGTATGCATGTATTCAATGGTGAAGTAAACACTAATTATGATTCTAATGGTATTAAAATTGAAAATACTAATACTTTAGAAACTGCTCAATATACTATGAATGGTATGCAAGCTTCTGATGATAATGCTACTATTCGTTTCACTACTACAAACATTGATGCTGGCAATCAACAAATTCATGGTGTTAAAGCTGGTACAGCTAATACTGATGCTATTAACGTAAGTCAATTAAAAGAAGTAGAAAATAAAGTTAACGATAATTCTAAACGTATTGATACAAATGAAAATCGTATCAATGATTTAGATAATAAAATTAATGACGTTGGTCGTAACGCTTTAGAACGTGCTAATCATTATACTGATTTGCAAGTTAATAAAGGCGTAGCTAAAGCATCTGCTCTTGCCGGCCTTAAATTCTTAGATTATAATCCTAAAGATAAATGGTCCTTCGCGACTAGCGTAGGCCATTACCGTAATGCTAATGCAGTTGCCGTAGGCGCCGCATACCAACCTAATGAAAACACTATGGTTCATGGTGGTATTACAGTAGATGGTAAAGTAGCATACAATTTAGGTGTAAGTTTTAAAACTGGTGGTCAAAAATATATTAATAAATATGAATTAGTTGAACAAGTTAGACAATTACAATCTGATAATGTAGAGCTTAGACAAGAGCTTAATGAATTAAGATCTATGATCGAAAAAAAATAAAGTATTAATATGTTTATACATGATTTTTATTTAAAACAAGCAGTCGAAGCTATTAAAAAAGATATCGATGATTTTAACGAAGATTATTTGACAGAAATTGCTTATAATGAAAAAGATTTCAATAATCGTATTTTCGTTCTTAATTATAGCGATTATAATAATGATTATTTATATGTAGTAAATGTTCATCCTAATAGTTATATCGATATTAAAATTTATTCTAATAAATATGCTTATTCTGTTGAAGATAAAAAATAATAATAATGAAATCTGTAGTAATTCAAGAATTTAAAGGAACTATTAATGGGATAGAAATTAGCGATCGAGATTTGTTTTATGACTGTGAATATATTCTAGAAGAATTAGAATCACAATTTAGTATCGATTTGCCGACATCATTTATCGATGATTTCATCAAAGCATATACTAGTATCTTTTATGATCTTGAAAGTGAATATTTATATGAATTTAGATCTCATATGAGTTCTAGTTCATGGGACATTGACTTAAAAGATATTACTCGATTGCATTTCGATATCGGATCATATTATGATACCGATGCGCAATTTTCAGAAATGAATAAAAATATACGTAATTGGAAAAATACGTATAGTAAATATCCTATTAATTTGTTAAAGAAAAAATAATATGAATAATAATAAAGAACCGACAATCGTTGCTGTCGAGAAAAAGATGCTATATATTAGTCATCCATTTTTAACTAATGGTAATGCCGACGATAATAAAAAAGCTGTCGATAAAATATTAGCTGATCTAGTATTAAAATATGGTAAAGACTATGTTTTTATTAGTCCTATTCATAATTACGGTACATTAGATGGTCAACTTAATTATGATCAAGGATTAAGTCTATGTTTAGATCTGTTAAGAAAATGTGATGGTATTATTATGTGTGGCGATTATTTTAGAAGCAATGGCTGTAAAATGGAATTAATGAATGCCATCGGATGGCGTAAAGCTATTTTTAAACTAGAGGATTTCTTAGAATGAATTATCATTTGCTTAAAGACGAAGTAAGTTTATATTGCAAAGAAGAACTTCGTCTTATTAATAAGAAAAATTTCTATATTTTATCTAAACAAATTGACGACAGCTTAAGTTATATCGCCGGTATGAAACGTATCATTAGGTTATGTAAAAATGGAAAAGAAGTACAAGAAAACATCGAAGCCTTGGAACAAGTCGAAAAAGCCTTGGAAGCCGTACCAGTCCAAAAATAAATCCGGCGTAAAAGGCTTATATATCGACTTTGAAAATGGTACGATTAATTTAAATTCATTGAAAATTAAGCTATAATATAGTATAATTAATGTGTTAAATAATTATTATACTAAGGAGGATTTTCAATGAAAGTATTATTCAAATCAGACATGTCTTGTATTGGCTGCGACGATTTTAATATTACGATTGAACGAGGAAAACATACGTCTCCATTATTCGGTAAGAAAGTTCGAGGCTATTATGTTACGATTAATGGCCAACGATACTTGTTCTTTCCAGAGAGTATGAAAGTTCCTTATCATGAAGTAAGTAACATCGTATATGATGCTATTATTAAATCAATCTGTAATCATGCTAAAGACAAAGTCTGTATTATTACTTCCGAAGAGGTATTAGCAGAAATTGGAAATATCAAAAAACAATCTTGTAAGAATTCCTAATAATATCTCAGCAGAAGATTATAGTCGACTACTATATGGCCTAACAAAAACTAGTAAATTTGAAGATGGTTTGTGGAAAGTAAACAATTTTCATAAACTATTATTATATTGTGCCGATTTTAATTTAGAAGGAATCGGCAAATGTAAATACGACTTATACAATTATCAAAAAACTGCCGTTAAAGAATTACTTGATATCGATAACGGCAGTTTAATTGTAGCCAGTTGTGGTGCTGGTAAGACTTTGATAGCTATCGATTTATATCTAGAACTATTATCTCGTAACAAGATAAAAGGTCCTGGATTAATCGTAGTTAAAAGTAGCTTAAAAGTCCAATGGTTTCATGAAGTTAAAAAGTTTAGTGATCTTGTGCCAAGTATTCTAGAAACTTCGGCTAAAGCTAAGAAGAAATTTGACGAACAATTTAATGGTGATCTTCTAATCTGCAATTATGAAACGCTTAACGACGAAAAAGTTCGTGATCGTTTATTAGCAATGAAGATCGAATATATTTTCGCCGACGAAGTACAATACGTTAAAAATTATCAAGCTAAACGTAGTAAAAGTTTGTATAAGTTTAATAATGTAAAGTATACGTTCGGAGCAACGGCAACACCAATACAAAAAAATCCTAGGGATATATTCGGAATCTTTCGATTCGTTAAGAAAGATTTGTTCACAAATATTAACAAGTTCGATAAACGATATGTTAAAAAGAATAGTCTAGGATTTATTATTGGTAGTCGTAATGAAAAAGAATTGACCGATTTGATTAGTCCTAACTTAATTGTTAGAACTAAAGAAGAAGTAAGTAGTCATTTGCCTAAATTAATTGTTAGTCAAAAATATTGTAACCTTGGACCTAAAACTCAAAAAGTTAGCAATCAGTTGTTAGAAGAAATTGCTGATTTAAAAGCACAGCAAGAAGCAATGATGGATCGATTTAAAAATATCGACGAAGCTCGTAAGAATGAAGATTTTAATAAAATAGATAATCTTATTCTTATGAAGCAAACCTTTGCTCAAGAATTAGCTATTACTGATGAACTATTAAAATTTGGACAAAGTAATGCTGGCAAAGAATATGTGACTAATGAAAAGAGTCAAAAGATCGAATTATTCTTAGACTTAGTCGAAAGTATTCTTAGCGAAGGTGAAAAAGTCGTCGTATTTAGTAAGTATCGTTCATTGCAAAATATATTAGATATGCATTTAGAAAATCGTTTTAAGGGAATTAAAATTTGCCACATTAATGGCATGATGGATTCTGAAAAACGATTCGAACAAGTAAGATTATTCAATGAAACTAACGATCATAATATTATTATTATGTCAAACGCTGGAGCAGAGGGTAAATAGTTTATGCCCTCGTTAAATTTCTTAAATTGACGGGAAGTTCCTTAGAGCTTAATCTACTAACTATACACAGTGATGTAGTATAGGGCAAGAATAATTACCTTGGTATAGTAAAAAGGATTAAGATTGGATAATCCGCAGCCAAGTATCTTTGGTGACAAAGATAAAGGTTCAGAGACTATTAAAAGTATCTCATTGAGATATGAGTAAACAATATGTTATTTACATATTGAACAGGAAATAATTTTATGCTATAATAAAGGCACTGAAGGTTAACTTTTTTAACACAAGGAGCTTTTATCATGAATGAACAAGATATAACTAAAGAATTATTAGAACATTTAGTTTTTGAAGAAAAGATGACAGATAAAGAAATTGCTGATCATCTTAATGTTTCAAATTCAAAAATTACTGGATTAAGAAGAAGATTTAAAATAAAAAGAAAACATAAAAATTCAGAATGGTTAATAGATCAATACTGCAATAAACTAAGAACAGCAATATCAATTGCTAATGAATGTGGTGTTGGTCGAGAAGAAATAAGATTAGCATTAAGAAAATTAAATATTCCTCCTAATTATGAAACCATGAGACAAGGATCTAAAAAACATGATTATGATGAATCTGTTTTTGATGTGATAGATTCTGAAGAAAAAGCTTATTGGTTTGGTTTTATAATGGGAGATGGTCAGATTGAAAGATTTAAAAGAAAACGATCTGATAATTCTATATATGAAAATTATAGATTAAACATGAATATTAAATATTCTGATGTTGATCATTTATATAAGTTTTTGAAATTTTTAAAATGTACTACAAAAACAATAAAAAAACAATATGTAAAAATGCCATCTAGCAATGTTGCAGAAGTTGGATACTTAAGAATATCATCCAGGCCATTAGCATTAGCACTTATGGAAAAAGGAGTTATTCCTAATAAAAGTTTACATGAACCAGAACCTTCAGGATTGCCAAATCATTTAGTTAGACATTTTATTCGAGGTCTTTTAGACGCTGATGGAATGATAAGTAATGTTGAAAAAGTAACTCCATCTGCTACAATATGTGATGGTAAAATTTTAATGGAATGGGTTCAAAAACAATATCCTTATTTATCATTAAAAAAAAATAATCAATGTGATGGTTTATATATTGTAAGAACAAAAAAAGAAAATGTTCTAGATTTTTTAAATTCTTTATATAAAGATGCAACAGTATATCTTGATAGAAAATATGAAAGATATTTAAAGCTAAAATTAAAGATAGAGTCCGAACTTGCTAGAGATAGTAAGATAACAGAAAAATGATAAATTGTTATTCAGCTAAATATCTTATCGAAATGGATATTGCTGATAGCTATTTAATCCAGACACAACGTCATGGTCGTATTGAACGTGCTAGTAGTAATCACGATAGTGTATTCGTATATCAGTTAGTAGCTATCGGTAGCTACGATGAGATTGCTTTAAAAGTAGTCGACAAAAAGGAAAAATATCATACGAATATTATTAGAAAGGAGTTAACGTAATGGAAGGTTGGGAAATTCGACTAATCGATGAGAAAGAAATTTTAGGTTTCCGTATCGATCGATTAGCAAAATTCTTAGATAAGAATAAAGATATCGAAGACTTTGATTTAATGGCTCGACAACTTGTCGTAATGCAGGAGTATTATGACATTCTTGTTAAACGTATCGAGAAAGCAGGTCTATAATATGAAACTTGCATTCGAAGAGCAAACAAAAAGTACGCTCGATCAATTATTAGAAGAAGAACATGAGAACTTAACATTAGTTACTAATCATGAAGAAGCTAATTATGTAATCGAACAAATTAAAAAACTTCAACAAGAAAAAGAAAATGTCGAAGTCGAAACGACTCGATATATTAATCAAGCTAAAGATAAAGCTAATATGTTTAAAGAACAACAATTAAATAGTTTAGATTATCAAATCGATCGATATAAAACTATGTTAGAACCATATGTTCTTAAACAATTAGAAGAATCTGGTAAGAAATCTGTTAAATTTATTGAAGGCACTGCTGGATTTAGAAAACAAGATAAACTTATTGAACATGACGATGAACTTCTTGAAAAAGAAGTTAAAGGTATTAAAGACGACGAATATTTTAAAACGACCGTAAAATTTAATTGGTCTGCCGTTAAGAAAGATATTACGTTTAAAGATGGCAAAGCATATCTTAACGATAAAGAACTTAATAGTGTAAGCTATGAAGAACGTAACGACGCATTCTATATTAAATAATACAGGTAGATATGAAATATTCAGGAAAATTTTTAAGAGAATTATCCGATAAAATAAACCTTGTCGAATTAGCAAGTAAAAGTACTAAGTTAACTCGACAAGGAAATATTTATATTGGCAAATGTCCTCATCCAGATCATGACGATAGCAATCCTAGTTTCCGAATATGGCATAAAAATGGTAAGTATACTTGGTGTTGTTTTGGTTGTCATTCAGGTCGTAAGAACCCGGTTAAAGGACTTTTTGGCAGTGATTCGTTAGCATTCATTCAGTGGATGATGAATACCAAAAAGAAGAAAGCAAGCTTCGAGATGGCAATACAAGAAGCTTGTAAAATTACTGGATTAAAACCAGAAGGCAACGAACAACAATATCTAGATAGATGTGCCGAAGAAGCCGATCAATATTTCCAGAATTTACGAGAAAATAATAATGCTAAACGATATTTAGTATCTCGTGGATTAGATAAAGAAGATATATACGATTGGAACATCGGTTATGATGTAAAAGGTCGTGTTACATTTCCGATCAAAGATCTATATGGAAATACAATTGGTTTTAGTAAACGTGCTATCGACGAAAATAATCCATTAAAATATTGGGTAACGGCCGATAATGAATATTATAAGAAGAAATGGTGTTTATATGGCTGTGATAAAATTGATTACACCTTCAACGAAGTATATATAACAGAAGGTGTTTTCGATGTTATACTAGCTATTAAATATGGACTTAAAAATGTAGTATGTACTTGTGGAACAGATTTTGACGATACGCATGCTAAGATGATTAGCGATATCGGCTTAATCCCGGTATTAGTTTATGATGGTGATAAGGCCGGATTAAAAGGCATTAATCGTACGTTAACATCATTAGCCAAATTTGATATATTTCCTCGTATCGTAATGTTAGATAATAAATTAGATTTGGCTAACATTGCTGAACGAGAACAATATAATTTAAATTATTTCATCAAAAGTCATACATCTTCTTATGATTATTATCTATTAAAAGATATGTATGATGATCTAGATAAATTTAAAAGTAGTATCACTAATAAATATAAAGATAGTATTGCCTTAGCTAGAGAATCTGTTAAAGAAGATAAAAGTGCAAAAGCAATTCTAGATGCCAAACTATTAAATACATTAGGACTTAAATATGAATAGAAAAAATATTAGATTCATTAAAAGTTGGTCCTCTAAAAAAATAAAGTTAAATTCACTGTCGACAAAAGCTACATTTCGATGTCAATCTTGTGGTAATCAAGTTGAATTACAGTATAAAATGAAATGTGCTTTCTGTGGTAAAATTATTTGTGATGAATGTGCTTATATTGATGCCGAGACAAAGCAAATATGTTGTCCTGAATGTTGGTAGTTGACACTTAATTTTATATCAAGTACAATAATAATGTAGGAAGTATCCTTTTTACATTGTTCATATGCCGTCGTATTATTACGGCGGCATTACTACTATCTTGAGGTCATGATGGAATCTAAAAAAATAACGATCGAACTTTGTGAGAATGGTGATGTATCTATCGAAACTAAGAATATTAAAACTCGACAACAATTATTCGAGATGCTTAGTAAATTAGAATATCATGTTTACGTATTCTCTGAAAAGGAAGAATTAATGTAATTACTAGATACAAGCAATTGCCAGTTTGTATGTGGTATATAAGCAGCCTGTATAGGCTGCTTTTTTTTATTACTCGGAGGTGTGTTACTTGAGCAAAGAAAAATGTGAAAATTTTATAAAAGAAATATGCTGGAATAAATTAAACGAATTACAATTGCCAAGTGCATATGTCGATCGTTTAAACAAAGAATTAAGTGTTTTAGTAAAACAAGATATGTGCGAATATGTCTATATCGTATATGACTATGTTCAGTTTTGTCGTAAAGAAAATATCGCTACTGGATATGGTAGAGGAAGTAGTGTCGGTAGTTTAGTATTATATTTATTAGATATTAATAAGGTCGATCCTATTAAGTTTGGATTAAGCTTCGAACGATTTAGTGCCGGTCATAATGCTGATATCGATTTAGATGTCGATACAGTACGACGTGATGAAGTATTTGAATATATTTTAAATAAATATAAAAAATATGCTTATCGACTATATACTGTTAATAAGAATGGAAGCAAACAATTGCATCCGTCTGGTATCGTAATTGATTTACATAATAGCTATGATTATATTATGATCGATGGTGTTCGTTGTATTAATAAAGATCAGTATAATAATTTGCCTAAATTCGACATTTTAAGTTTGCGAAATTTAGGTCTATATCAAAATATTATTCAAAAATATAATATTAATATTAATTTCGACGATCAAAAAGTATGGGAATTCATGTGGAATTATCCAGACAATTTATTCTTATTAGGTGGCGAAGTTAAAAAATATATTAAAGACTTTAAACCTAACAGTATCGAAGAATTGTGTAATTTATTAGCTTTAGTACGATCGCCTGAAGGTGTCGAAACATATACTGAACGAAGAGATGGTAAATGGTTCAGAAAAAGTCCGTACTATAGTTTTGTTAAAGACACTTATGGTATTATTATGTATCAAGAACAATTATTAAATATTATCAGTATATTTTTTAAGTTAGAAGATGCTTATGTTTTAATGAAGGATAAAAATAAAGTTCATAAACAGTTAGTTATTGATATGTCTAAAAAAAATAGTTGCAAATGGCTATATCAATTATACGATATGAATAAATATCTATATAATAAATCTCATGGTATTGCATATGCTCATCTAAGTTATGTTAATGCCTATTTACAATATTATTATCCTGAAGAATTTAAAGAAGAAAATATCGTCGAAGTACAAAATACTTTTAAATATAAAAAGTTAACGTTAGAATCCAAATTTAAGACCGAAATTGAAAATGAAGAAATTATATGTGGTTTTGATAAGATTAAAGGATTCGGCGAAACTACATATAACGAATTAAAAATTGTCGACAAAAAGAAAATATTAAATTTCATATATAATATGAATAAAAATATTGCGCAACAATTAATTCGTTTAGGTGTATTTAACGAATTATTAGGACTATCATCTGTCGATATATTTAATATGTATTTAGAAAATAAAGGTATTAAAAATAGAGTTAATTATATCGACCAAGATAAGGAGTATGAAAAAATATATGGAGTTCGGTAATTTAATTGAATTCAATGCATTCATTAATCATATTGTTAGTGAATTTAAAATTAAAATCTATCATACAGAAGAAGATTTTAATGAAGAATATTATATTCTTAATGCTTTATTTAAAGCATTAATGTTATTTGAAATACGAGATTATTATAATATTGAATGCGATTCAGAAGTTAAACAATCTATTATAAAAGAAATAAATAATATTTTAGATCATGGTGTTACAAAAAATTTTTATAATGACGGAACATATTGGCTTCTTAGTAAGATATATAGTTATCGGCATCAAGATTTTGAAACGCTTATAAAATTACAAAGAAATGCTGAATTTAATAAAATTAAAACTGAAGCACCAGCTACATTTTATATATTAATATTTTCATTATTTCTAAAATCATTATATTCTTTAAAACAAGATCTTGTTAATAATCATCAAGATGTATTTATTAAAATATTAAATGATTTCGATAGTTTAATTCCTAATAAAATATTTATTAAAACAAATTGTGAAATGAAAAATCCAAAAATCATTTATAATTGTTTATTAAATATATTATTAGGTATTCCATCTTTTGATTATTCATCTGTCTGTAATAATAATTTCTATCTAGGAAATAATTTAAATCAAGCAGATTTTTCACTTCATGTATTATCAGGTGGCGATATCGTTAATCCTATATTTATTGATGACAATACTAATAAATCTAGAACATTTTGGTTTGTTAGTAATGAAATGACTATACGAAATGGCGAACTTATCGATAATCGACCTGGATTATGCAATATATATGCAGTAAAAGCAGGAGAAGTTCCTAAATTTAGTTATATATCAGATGTAGAATCTGATAATAAAAGGAAAGAGATTATTCTTAATGTACCGACAAATATAAAAGAAAAATCTAATAAGAAATTATTTAAATCTTTATTGCCAGTACAAAAGAAATTTGTTCCTTTATATTTATTAGAAAAACAGTTAGGCGGCAAAATTAACGATACATATATCTTTGGTGATATTGTTCGTGGTTCTAAGATTAGATTTGATGGCGACAAGAATATTATTATTCGTGATCGCATCGTTCCGGAAATTCAATATTTTAACAATACAGGAAAGGGCAAGTTGTATTAATGGACATTCAATTTAAAATGGAAAATTTACTTGTTGAAAATCCAATGATCGTAACATTGCTTTTTCAACAGTATCAAGATACATTCTCAGCAAATTCTAGAATTCATACGGATTTTAAAACATATGTATTAATTGAAATTAACAATATGACAGTAAAACAAGCTAATATTGTTGAACATTGTTTTAATCATGGTAGTAAAGATCAATTTCGTAAAGTATATAATATTTTAAATAATAATATGTATAGTGGTATAGAGCCATACTTCTTTAATAATAGTCGAGATGCATGGATCGAATCACTAGAAGGAAGTAATCGTCAATTTGTTTTTAAATATCGTTCATGTTATATGCTATTTTTAAATCGTTCTGAAATCGGTATGACAATTCCAGAATATAATAACATGGATCAAAAAGATCTATTAAGAAAATATGCCGATGAAATTAAAAACTTTATCTTTGAATATTTAGTCGAATATAAATCTCGACGATATCTTAATACGTTTATTCATAAAGAGTTTATTAAAGAGTTTTTTAATTATTATCTAAGAGATTCTGATTCTAAAATTAGAAAAGTTTTTAATATTAATTCATCTGAAACATTAGGCATTACTAATATTACATTACCAAGTGCAGATAAGTATGTTCATTTTGTTAATGAACAGATTAGTGGTATTATTTCGATGTCCAATATTAATTATGAGCAACGAGAAACTAAATTATCTAATTATATCTTAGATAATGTTAAAGATCTTACTGAATTAATTAATGAAAATTCTGAAATTATATTCGATCCGAGTTGTGGACTCGATAAAGAAGTTAAAGACTTTGGCGATTATTTAAATTATAAACGCAGTTTTAAATTATTTGACAATCAAAAGAATATTATCAATGCCTTTACTCGCTATTTTAAAAAAGAAAGAGCGGGTTTTTTAATTTCTCAACCAGGTTCTGGTAAGACTTCGATGGCTATTTCTATTAGCAACTTATGGAAGCCTGATAAGAATAAAAATATATTTGTACTATGTCCGCCACATCTTAATAAGAAATGGTCGATGGATATTAGTGTATTAGCTCAAAATGCTATGGTATATGAATGCGATAGCGTTGAAGATTATATTAATAAAATTGAACCGGAAATTTCTAAACGCAACTGTACTAATTTTATTTTAATCAATCCTAAATTGTTAAAACATTCGTACGGTTTAGCTTTAAATTGGGACGGTACTTTTTTAAATCATATGCATAATTTAAAAGAAAAAGATTTATTGTTTAGAGATAAAATATACGCTCCTAATCGTGATCGAAATATGCGAGATAGACAATATATTCCATATGCTAAATATATTTCTACGTATAAAGAAAAGAATGAAGGACTTCCAGACATTAAAACAATTCATAAGTTTGGAGCAGCTCCTAAAATTATTAAAACTTGCTATAACAATAATAAAGAACTAGATAAGCTGTTAAGTAAAGCATTTGTTTCATTTAAACATTTTTCGTTGTATTTTAACAATCCTATGCTTACTAATAAAATTATTAATGAATCTCTTATTAAGAATGAAATTAATTCTAATTTTGTAAGTTTAGATTGGTATTTACAACGAAAAGGTCGTCATAATGTTGATTTCTTTATTGTCGATGAAATGCATTTATTCTTAAGTGACTCGATGCAAGGTGAAGGTGCTCAACGTATTGCTAGTTGTGCAAAAAAAGTATTAGGTTTAACAGGTACTGTATTTAATGGCATGGTTACTAATTTATTCTTTATGCTAAGAAATTTCTTTCCGGCTAAGCTAAAAGATTTAAAAGGGTTTTATTTTAATCGTAATAATCTTGCAGCATCGAAGACTAATTTTAAAAATTATTATGGCAATAAAGAGAAAATAGCAGTACCATATTTTGGTGATCTTAATCGTATAAGACGTGAAAGAGCTCGTGTAACCGAAACATTAAATCAGCGTCCAAGTAAAATAAATAGTATAGGATATACTTATGAAGATGACAATGGTATTCTTAGACAAGATAGTACAGGATTTAATGAATATAAAGTTAAAGATATTCCTGGTATTAATCCAGAAATCTTTACGCAAGTTATGTCATCCTGTTGTATCTTTATGACGATGTCAGATATGTCTAATGAATTACCTGAAATTAATGAATCTGTTATTAGTTGTGATTTAGATTCTAATATTAAGAATAACTATGATAAGCTATTAAATGAGATGAAGGCGTCTGATACTCCTAACTTAGTTAAAGCTCAAAAGATTAATAAGATCGCCGGCTGGCTCGATCATCCTTGTATTATTCCAGACGATCATTTTAAATTTGAAGGCTGCGAAGGTAATAATAATAAATTAAACGAATTATTGAAAATAATTAATCATCATGATAATGAATGCGTCTTAGTCTATACATATTATGACAAACATAGCCCGATTAATAATGAAATTCTTCAGACATTAATTAGTAATAGTATTAAAGCTAATATTCTTACTGATTCTGTAGCACCAGCTAAGCGTATCGACTGGTTTAAAAAACAAAAAGACAATGGCGTTCGTGTCGTTATCGTTAACCCTAAATTAATCGAAACTGGTTTAGATTTATTAGATTTCACAACTATTGTATTCTATCAATTAAATTCTAACTTCTTTACGATGCGTCAAGCTTCTCGAAGAAGTTATCGATTGAATCAAAAGAATAATGTAAGTTTGTATTATTTATATTATAAGAATACTGTTCAAGAAAATATCATTAGCGTAATGGCAGAACGATTAAAAGCTGTTAAGATATTAGAAGGCGATTTTGAAGACGAAGGTCTCGAAGCTATGACCAATGCCGACAAATCGGATTCTTCTGACGAGATTTTTAATAAGATGATCACAAATGAAGAATATGTTAACGATGATACTGTACTCGGATTAAATAAATACGCTCAAAAGATTGAAAAACTTGTCGATAATACAACATTTGAAATTCATAAAGTAAGCTTTGTTAAAAAGCCTATGAATAAAAAGAAGATTGATTTTAAGCATGTATATATTAATCTTCAAGATAAAGTTACTATGTATAATTTAATGAAAGATCCGAATGATAAAATTAATTTAGAAATTTCTAATTTCTAGCTTGACGGATACAAAGTAATATAGTAATATAATAGTAACAGATAGACAATTTAATATAAACCGCACGGATTTGCGGGGTTCGCCTGAACTCAAGGGAAGTCGTATTACTATAATGTATACGACATATCTTTAGCTTTAGTGAGTTTGCTAACTATCAACAAGTTGATTACTTGCTTTAGCCGGACCAAGGTGGATTTCTTGTTACTCATGCAATGCATCTGGAGTAGAAAACAAGAAGTTTGGCCAGCTCATTCAGTAGAATCGGCCCGGTATTACAATTCACGCATTCAAACATCTAGGTTACATTAGAGTAGCTGTATATAGTTAATATAAACGTTCTGTTTTAATCGTTTTAGCTCATTACAATAGATGGAGTTGTAATAACGTCAGGGGTTAAGAAGCGTGCGAAGACCTCTGCCTAAGGGATAAGTCTGTCCAAAAGACAGTATAAGGAACAGGATATCCTATGGTTAAAAGTACGACGCGGTTTGGTTTCTAGACTTTAAGTTTTGTTAAATCTTAGAGTCAGGTCATTATAAGTTAGCATATTTTCCAGGAGAGTACGGTTTAATCCGAAAGGATTGAATGTGAGCTAGATAGATAATCACTAATACCGTATAGAAGACCAAGGTTAGCCGTAAGGTTAATACAGTCTGAAAGCTTTGTTTGAATGTACGAGAAGTTAAGCATACAGAAATGTATGCTATTTTTTATTATAAAAAAATATACTTACTTCAGGGTAGAAGACTCTATCGTCAGAATCGACGGGAGAAGTCTATCAAGAAGTAAGTAAAACGTTCTCGTAATATGACAAAAAAATATATAATTAAAAATTTGATGTTTATTCTTTTTGCAGCTTTAAACCTAATTTGATCAAAAAATCACCCTACAAAAGCTGATAAGAGGACAAAGAATCAAATTTTTAATTCTTTCTAAAGTTGATCACAAGTGACGTTGCTTCAGAAAGTGTTCTCGCAATATTCATACAGAAAAGCCAGCGATGATTAAAACGTATGTTCTATGTTGTAGGCCAGGCTGTTAATAATGACAATATGCCAGCCGTTACCAATACTTCGTAGTTAATATCTTTTGACAAAGTTGGTTAAAGATCTCAGCGTTATAATATTTTTTCAGAAGAAAACGTATATAATAGCATCCCCAGCTCTTTGACAGGTTCACGTGACAAGAATCTGGCCTTTGGTAAGTAGCATAAAGAGATCGGCTACAGTTGTTACAATTAAGAATGTATATTTTTAGTCAGTAGTTAAGAACATTGTCATTATTTCAGATAATTTTAATCAGTAACAGCATCTTTGTATAAATATTCATATTAAATCGTTTTAACACCGTAGATATAAATATTTTTTTAATGTTTAAATAACCTTTTATTATTTAGATACCGTTACTGATATACGCACACAACAATGTTTTTATAATTTACGAGATATCGTTAAGAGCTTTAATCCTGATAAGATCTAATAAGAAACAATATATTATATCATTGTACGCCCGTTAATAGCTTGATATAGCTTTTGGGAATAAATAATTAAGAAATGACATAGTATAAATATTTTAACAACGACATCATAGACAATAGATATATTTTTGGTTCATATTATTTAACTAATACTAACACTATAATATGATTATAATTCATTAAAGTTAGCTGCTGTAATATTTTTTGTAAAGTTTTAAATTTAACGACATAAAATCTATTCACAACTAAGCACAACACATGCTAGATTAAATCTTATTGTTACAGTAGCTAATACATATCTATTGTCGATATGTCGTATGAGTATCTATATCATTAATAGATATTGATACGGCATATTGACGTAATATATCTTTACAGTAAATACATATGTAAAGTAAAGGAATATATATCATGCGTGATGCTTATAGAATACGACGAGTTATATGGCCACAAGACTTAGTCGTTAGTTCAATCAGTGGCGATCGAATCCATTATCCAGAATTTTATATCGAACACATTAATACTGGATGTATACTATCGATGAAAGAATATCAAAAGATTCGCAAAGAACAAGTCGAATCAGAATTTGTCGATCCGTATCCTGATCATGACAATACTTATATGAATGAATACTATAAAGATATTCGTGAAGAGATTGTCGATAAGTTTAATGACTCTCTTGATTATATGACACGAGAAGACATAGTCGGTAAAGAAGCTGTTCCTGGTAAAAAATGGAAAGTTGTCGACGGTGAACTCGTAGCAGTTGACAATCGATAAAATGTTCGATATAATAATGATGTCAGTTGTTTAAGTTAGCAGACAACTGATATTGCTCTCTTTGTCTTAAAGCAAGAGTTAAGCACAACTATTTCCTCCGTAGTTGTGCTTTTCTTGCTTTTACAGGTATTTTCATGTATACTATTAATATAAATTATATATTTAATAGGAGCTACGCTAATGAAACTAGAAGATGCCTGCGAACATTTAATTAACTTATTATTATTAGCTCGAAATACCGAAGAGTTTAAAACTGCTTGTAAGTATTTTGATATTAAGGCCTCCGAATAAGAGGTCTTTTGTTTTGGAAGGATTTTGATAACTATGAAGTATATCGTTAAGAATACGATCGATTCTGTCGCATGTTATATTCTTAGAAATGACGAAGGATGTACACCACAGAAATTACGATATTTATTATATTTAATATATTCAGATTATCTAAATGTATATAATGATATTGTCGATACGATGGATCGACCATTTTATGCTGAAGAATATGAATGTAATTTATTATTTGACGGGCAATTTATTGCCGACGTTAAAGGCCCTAAAGCTATTGTCGATCAATATACGACCGAAGAAGAGATATATGATCTCGGTGCGTATATCGACGATGATTTAGAAGATCTTATCGATGAAAATTCTCTTAAATTCTTAAAAGCGTCTTTAAATCAATATAAAGGATATAATACTCGTTTCCTTAAGATGCTGGCTAAACAATCTTATGATTATCAAGAAACGTATAAACATTGTGAATCGGAAGATAAAGTTATTCCGATCGAAGTTATGTTTACGGCTAATTTATTAGCCGATTCAGTTAGCTCTTGTTTTAAAACTAAGAGGATGTAATCGATGGCTCAAGTAGAAGTTAATCCTAATATACTTAAAGTAGCAGATTTATATAAACAAAAATATAATACGCCAGAAGAGTTTAGACGTTTGTTTATAGCTCAAATGATGTTTGAATCTTCTAACGGTACTTCAGTAGCTGCTAGAGACTTAATGAATTATGGTGGTTGGACAGCATTAGATAGCCGTCCTGATAATAAAAAAGTTTGGGATAACGGTCGTTGGTGGGCTAAATTTGATTCAGTCGAAGAAATTCCAGAATTTGTTAATAGTATGTTCTTTAGCCATTATCCAGAAATATATAATGCAAAAACTCCGGCAGAATATTTTGCTATTCTAAGAAAAAATGAATATGTTATTCCAGAAGGTGATCAGACTGAAGAGAGTTTAGCCAGAGATTATACAGCTGCTTTAGCAGAAAATTCAGGAATGAATAATGATTATGTTCCTGGTTCCTTACCAGTAGGACAATCTGGTGGCAATGGACAAGGCGGTGTAATGTCCAAGACATCGGCGTCTGATACCGGTGTACAAAGTAAATTTGTTACTAAAAGAGTAACACCTAAAAAGTATGAAGTTTACAATATGCAAAAACTTGCGAAGGGTAAAACGTATTGTGCACCAGTATATCCCGACATTATTTCTGTATATAATCAAGTACCAGAATGGGCATTAGGTTCTAATTTAAAAGCTAATACTCAAGAAGATACGTCTATTAAAGATGCGACCGAAGTTAAAGATGTTACTTTTAAAGATAAGAATAATAAAGAACATAACTTTGGTAATCTTACTAAGAATAAACAATTTAAAGCTTCCGAAGGTTTTACGATAACAGATACGACTAAAACAGAAGAAGAAAAGCCTAAAGAAGAAGTTGCTCAAAAAACATCGCAAGATAAAAAGATTCAGAAAACAGCAATCGGTGATGGTGGTTTAGTTACTATTACGACTGATAGTAAACCTGAATCTAAAGACGATAAAACTAAAACTGATTCGACTAAGACTGACGATACGAAGGAAGAAGCGCAGCGTGAAGAAAAGACACAAGGTATTCCGTTATACGCATACGAAACTCGTGATAATGAAAAAGGTTGTTTCGACGTAGGCTTACCATTAAGTTCTATCGCGGCGTATGGTAGTGAAGCAGCTAAATATCAGATGACAAGAATGCAGTCGATTGCTCAACGTCAAATTCAATTCGATCCGACTAAACATGATAATGCTGTAAAAGTACCGACACCTGGTATGGTGCCTAATAATAAAGATGCGTTTCCTGTCGATCTACGTATTCGAGATTTAGAATATCATCAGCCACGTATCGTTCGTGAAACGATTAAAGCTACTGAATTTGAAGAACAAACGGCAAAAGCACTACTCGCTATGGGCGGCAACGTTGAAAAACGTATGGTTCAAGTTGAAAATCATTTGTCAACTGTAACACGATATCTCTTTAGATTGGGCTCTATCGTACCGATTAACGATATGTATTATGGCGGTAATTCTACGTTCGAAAAGTATAAATCTGTTCGTCAATTAACCGATGATCGTGTTACCGACGGTATGCAAACACAAATCGATCAATATATGACATCGACTCGATTAGAACCGATTATCGGTCAAACGTATGAGATACTTAACCAGGTCGGTGCCAATTTATCAGTCATCTTAGACGATAATCAATTATCATATTCCAATATGAAACATTACTGTGATCTTATCGATATTAAACGTTATCAAGAACCATTAAAGTTAGCGAGTATTAATGAAGGCGCTTCATTAACTAAATCTAGCGATGAATCTGAAAAAGAATTAAATTCAGTATGGCCCGAAGGTTTTAAAATGGATTGGAAATTAGTTCCTGTCGAAGAACAAGTACCGATTATTAATTGGCGTCAGTCTATTATCGACGATGGTTCTGATTTAATGAATTCTGCCGGTATGTATGGTAATGGTAATGCAATGGGTTCGGCATTAACAGGTACGATTAATAATATCTTTTATAAGACTGCTGTCGAACTTGAAGGCACATCTTTAAAACAATTTAAAGATGTTGTCGATAAAGCTAAACAATCTATTAAAGGATATGAAGATCAAGCTAAGAATATTGCTAAGTCTAAAGATACGTATATGACTATGAAAAAGAAAATTGAAGGTGCTCAACTTCATAAAGATTTTTCTGGTCCTGTTATTGCTTCGATTATGTGTATTACTAATACGTCTAATTCAGACGGTATTATTAGTAAACTACAAAGTTTAACTAAAGAATTAAAAGATAACTCTTTAATAGATAATCCGTTATTAGTTGCTTTATCTTATTTTTCAGATAAGGCTAACGTAATTGGTGATAAACCGACTAAAGATGCTACCGAAAAGAAAAAAGAACACGAAGATCTTAAGACACGTTTAGATTATGTATATAAACTTGTTTCTAATTCTGGTAGCAATAATGGCGGCGGTGAGTCTAAGCAATATTTTAATCTCGATATTAAAAATCAAGGTGCTTGGACATTTACTCAATTTTGGGAACCATATTCGATTAACGATTCTAAGAATCGTAAAGATCCGGTATCTCCATCTGATAAGTTAAATAAGCTTATTGAGCTGTGTATCGTATTCAAAGAAATTTCTAAGAGTTTTTATGAATCTGAATTCGATAACGATCAATGGGGATTTTTCTGGAAAGCCGAATATATTCCGTCGATGAAATTAACAGGCATGCCTGGTGAACAACGTTCTAGTCATGTTCATCAAGGTATGGATATCGTATTTGAACCCGATTCACCTAAGCCTGAAATTCTTTCTATTTGTGACGGTACAGTAGTCGATACCGGTTGGGGATTAAATGCCGTTATGGTAAATGCTGCTAACGGTACGAATAGAACTATTGTATATATGCATATGTCTCAGTTATTTGTTAAGCCTGGTGATACGATTCAACGTGGACAGCCTATCGGTATTATCGGTGGCATGGGCGAAAATGGACCTAATACGTATGACGAACATCTTCATATCGAAGTATGGTCTGAACCAAATCGTGGAGGATCTTATGGTTCTATCGGTGATTTATATCCAGGTATTTTCCAAGATTATTGTGCTGCTTATATGAAAATGGGCAAAGGATCTGAATTACGATATTCTGATTTTACGAATAAAACTTATTAATTTTTATTTGTTAACACTTGCAAATGTAATTTTTTTGTAATATAATAATATTTGTAAGGTGAAATAAATTTTTAAGTAAAGCTGTAGATTTTAAAATCTTATGCTGTAGAAGCCAATTTGGGCCGGCTCAAAAGAATAAGGATTTATTAGAAAATCAAACTTCTTAATG